CCGTCTGTTACCATTTCGATAAGTGCATTTTCAATACTTGCCCTTGTGCAACTCTGTAATACAGGCTTCTTATTCATATCCTGTGTGTCCTGTAAGATAAGCATTGCCGACATAAGCTCATTTGTATAGTTGTAATCTTTAGGAAATGTTAAGCCGAATTTCTCTTTCTGCTTAATTTTAACAACCATTCCCTCTGTAAAATCTTTTGCTACAAGCTCTCTGCTTTCAGCTTCTTTCTTTTCCACAACTGCTGTATTCTCTGCCATAATTAATCCTCCTAAATTTCATTGAAAACCTGAACCGCAAACAGTTCATTAGGTGTCTGCTTGAATAAAACTCCGTCAGATATGACTGTATACATATATCCGTCATACTTAAGCTCTACAGTGTGCTTCTTGCCACCCATGTAATAATTTCTCTTCTTAATACTCATTTCTATACCTCCTATAATCCAAGTAACTTTTTGAGCATTTCTCTTGCTCTCTCGGCTTCATCTTTCACCTGTTCCTCGCTTTTATCAGCAAGTCTAATTACCATTTTGTACTCTTCCTCTGAAAGTTCCTCTTTAAGCGCACGTAAAACAGTAACTGCCTCTGCCACAACATGGCTTTTTATACCTCTAAATGTAACTCCTCCGTCTTCTGCTTTAATCATTTCTATACCTCACTTTCATTTATTATTTTTAACTCAGCCTTAAGCTCTTCAATTCTCTCTAATTTGTCTGCAATTGCTCGTTCCGCTCTAAGCTTGAATTTTTCTTTTGCATACTCAAAGTTAGGCTCTACAAGAACCAGGCAATCGCATTTTATTTGTCCAACCTCATCTTTCCTTACTGTGCTATAGTAGTTAGGGAAAGAACCTTTAACAGCCTTGTACGTCTTTGGCTTTTCTTCTGCTTCGCATTCCTTAACGTATAAACCTTTAGGGTTCCTACCATAAGTATCCAAAAAGTAAAAGTATAATTTCATATCACACCGCCTCAATCACAAGTTCTTTGTCCTGTGTATGCTTTAACAAGATTAACTGATTCTCAATCTGTGGTATTCTCCAATCGTCAACGCTCTCTGTATCATCAATGATAATTGGGAAATTAACGTTTGCCACTTTCTGAAAAGCCCGGCACACGTCAACCTCCACTAGCATCCTTGCCCCATGATTGAGATTTCTCGCATATGCTTCGCCATTGTATACAAAGTCGCAGCACTCCTCGGTATCACCATTTAAGAGTGGTCTAAACAGCTTTGCTGTAGCAAAGTCCAAGTACTTATTAACATCAGCCTGTAAAAGCTCATTCTTCTTGCGAGTAAACTCTTTGAGCAAGTCAAGCTTTCTTTCCCAATCGGCAATCTCCTGATTGAGGTCGGTTCTCTTTGTTTCAAGGTCAGCTATGCTATCATCTATACGCTTGTTATTCGCCACACCAAGCTCAATCTTTGTGTCAACTGATGAGACTTGTCTCAACAGTTCGTTTCGCTCGTTTTTGAGGTTTCTGATAAGTTCTGATGTATCGTTTTCATCGGCAAGAGATTTCTCTTTTTCCTCGATTTTAGCTTTAAGTGCCTGATACTCACTGTTGCCTGTCATGTCAACATCAGTAGGTACCATTTCAAGCTCTTTGGCAACAATATCATGCTTTGCTGTCAGCTCCTTAAGTTCTGCTTCAAGGTCAGCTATCTCTTTTTTCTTATCCTCAATAGCCTGTTTAAGCCCCTTGCTATAGTTAAACAGTGCATTGCCCCTACCTTCAAGCTCTTTAAGGTTCTTTGCTTTTAGAGCATCAAATTCGGCTCTTAAGACCTCCACCTTATCTTCCGGCAACTTCTGACCGCACATCGGACAATTAACACTGCTTTCATCAAAGGAAAGTGCCTTTGCTTTTTTCCAGTCAGCACGTACCTTCTCTAAGTCTATTGCGCAATCTCCAATCTCTCTTTCGGAGTTTTTAATGCTAGCTTTTCCGGCTCTTATCATTGACTCTGTTTTGCGGATTGAAACATCGAAGCCGTCAATCTGTAACTGTAGCTCCATGCGCTTCTTCTGATTGTCAGCGTTAGCCTTTCGCTCCATATCTGAAAGTTCAAATTTAAGGTTCATAATGTCCTCTGTGGCTTTCTGCTCATCCTCTAAAATCTTATTGTAGTCGGACAGCTTATCTTCAATCTCCTTAAGCTGTGGCTCATAGGTTTTCTTTTGCAATTCAAGTTCTGCAAGGTCTGTATACTCATTGGTGGAATGAATTGTATCAATCCTTGTTGAGATTTCGTCTCTTTCCTTGACAAGTCCTTTTGAGCCATTCCTACCGCCTGTGCCGTTTAGTTTGCCACGACACACTTTTTTGAGCTGGTCTACATCCCCATCGTCAAACATTGGCTTAAGTTCAGCGAACTGTGGAAACATATCGCAGATTGCTTCATCAGTACGTGTACCAAAATAGCTTGCCAATGCTAATCTCTGCTCTGCCTGTGACTTGTTGAGAAGCGTCATGGCATTTAAGCAAAATGGTAATACTCCAAGCTCTGCCATGTTGTCATTGATGTACTGATTGTAGTCAGCCATTTTGTAAGGTACATCATTGATTGAGTAATCAGTAACACCGCCTGCAATCTCACCCTTTTTGTTGCGTTTCTGCCTTGTAACCTTTTTCAGAGTCTTTGCTTTTCCGCCAATCTCAAAGGTAACAGCTCTTACAATGTCAACATCATCAATCTCGACTCCGTTTTCATCATGTGGTCTTATGCCTGTAATCTCTCTGTCATTCTCGTCATGGCAATTCAGCACATCAAGAATAATTCTCTTAACTGTTGATTTGCCGACTTCATTCTGACCGGACAATACAGTTTTCATTGAAAAATCTGCGTCTAATGTGTTTTTTGCCATAGAATTTACAAAAATTCTGCGCAAAAATGTGTGTAATCTTCATTGCGTTTCCTCTCTTTCTATTTGTTTATGGTTTTTAGAATCAAATTTCCGTGTAGGCTTGATTTTTTAACAACTCTCAGGTATGAGTCTGACTCCGATACAAAAAGCCACTCACTCGGCACGTAATGAGCCTTGTTGAGCAATAGCTTCTGCTCTCTTGTTAATGGCTTCAATCTGTATCTTGTATCACCCAGCCTAATCCGTCTTACATTGTCGCTCATTTAGTTTCTCCATTTCTTTATCTAATAACGCTTGAAAGTCAAATGATTTGTTTTTGTGCCGTTTAGCTCGATATAGTTCTTGTAGGTAATCGTTAGCACTCTGACGTTTCAATTGACTACCAATCGCAGTAGATGTCAAGATTTCCATTTCCGCTCCCTTCGTCATATACAATTCCTTGCAGACCTATTGGAGTATCAACTACAGTTCCGTGTGGTAAATCGTCACTTGCAATTACCGCATACTCGTTTTCATCAACTACAAGCCCACGCTCATTTAGATGTCTGCCCGGTATATTAATTCCACCACCGGGTAACACTCTCTGTGAATACCAAGTGTACGTGTAATCGCCGTATCTGACTCGCCCCAGCTTCCTAAATCGGCTACAACTGTATTTCTTACGGCAAGTTGGAACTGTCGGCTCTACATAGGTCTGCTCAACTACAACCGGCTCATTCTGAACTACTGTCGGCTCAATCTTCCCAAGCATTACATCATTTAAGTAGGAAGAAACACCAGCCGTCAGCTCAACTTTGCTATCTGCTTTCGTTGCTATCGGCTTTAAGGTCATAGTTCCAATTATTAAAGTCGATAACATCAATATCCTTTTTCTTCTCATGCGGTTCACCTTCCTCTATGAGACATATTGCAATCAGTATCAGCCAAAATACTGTTACGATTGCTCCAACGATGATACTTGCTGTCTTAATTCCGTATGCCACCGATAATCCAAGGAAAAATACAAAAGCTAATGCTCCGAAAATCGAATAGCCACAGCCTGTATAGAATTTCTGCTTTAAAGTTCTTTTTCTCATACAATCACCTCACTATGCAAAACTCTGTTGAGCGTTTGCGTCTTGAATAAGCTCATCAAGATACTTAGGCACGACATAGCAATCAATAAACTCATGCACATCGTCTATGTACTTTCTCTTGATACTCTTGTAAGTAGATACGCAACCATACTCACGTTTTAACTGTGTCCATATATCAGAGAATGTCTTATGCCTGATACTGTTATCCCTGTATGCTTCGCTCTGCTTGCCACCAAGAATATTTACAACTCTGCGCTTAACATGCTGTTGTATCTCGTCAATATCGCAACTATAGAGTGGTACATTTTCCTTAAGCTCGCTCACATCATCTTTGATGTCGTTTACTTTCTGCTCTAATTCTGTATAGCCCTGTGCCAAAAGCTGTATCTGACCGCCTGTTGTCTTTGGCATACCATAACTGCCTGTTTTTCTGATTGACGGAAGTACCTCGTCCATTACCCATCGCTCAAATTCCTCTGCGCTAGGCAATTTTGATTTCATAATAAGTCGGTAAATATCACCCTCTGTTATGAATAAAACATCTTGATTTCCACTATTGGTAGGGATGTTCCATTTTAGAACCCCCTTGCAATGAGTTTGTACTGCCTTATGAGGTATTGCATATCCCAACGCTTTTGCAACATCACTTCCGGCAAAATATGTCTTATCGTCTTTAGTGATAGTTCTAATTTCTCCGAATTTTTCATTGTTGAAAATTTGTAAATCGTTCATGTTTTCTCCTTTCTACTCAATAAAATAAGAAACTTCTACGCCAAAATAATTAGCAATCTTAATTAGCTTGTCTGTTTTTGGCATTGATTTTCCCGACTTCCAATCTGAAAAAGTACTTCGCGCCATTCCAAGCTCTTCTGACAGTTTGTAAAACGAAACGTCTCTAGCTTTTATGAGCGTATCGAGTTTCTTAAAGCTCGCCTGTCTTTTTTTCTTGTTCAATTTCCCATCTCCTTTCTTGACAATAGTTAGGAAATCCGTTACAATAAAAAGCGCCATATTAGGCAAAATACGCTAGGAGGTAAAAGCCTTGAAAGCAATTTTGATTTTGCCTGTTCCATATTTGCGAGGTCGCATTTAAAATGTAGCAATCGGTGTAGCGCATTTTGGGCAGTAAAGCTCGATAAAAAATCATGGTTGGCATATCCGGTAATATGCCGTGCTACGCTAGATACTCCTCTCAATCCGTCAGCTAATGGCAACTAAAATGCTGAGCTTAAACTGCATAAGTGACGGAACATTTAAAGAAGCATTGGTACTACACAGTGCGTCGAAAGACTGCAAAATGTATGTGGTGTAAAAAATAAGGCAACGGCTGTTGGTGGTAGTACACTAACAGCTTTTGTTTTTAGTTCAAAAATCCTAACTAAGCCTTGATAAAAATTAGAAAATCGTGTATACTATGAATTGTCCAGAAACATAATATTATTTTCTCAATTTTATTTTTTATTGAGTTGAGATTTCCTAACTTCTTTTTTCATTCTACATTAGGAAGTCTTATTTGTCAACCCCAAATGTTGAGAAATCACAACTTTTTTTAAAGGAGATTTTCTATGTACGAAAGATATTGTAAATTAAGAGACTCAAAAGGGTTAAATGATTCAGAAGTGGCTAAATATGGCGGTTTCCCTAAAAGTACTTTTTCGGATTGGAAAAAAGGAAAAAGCTGTCCAAAATTGTTTAAGTTGGTAAAAATTGCAGAATGTCTTGATTGTTCACTTGATTATTTAGTTACCGGAAAAGAGCACCATTCAGTTGTCGAGGAAGCAACAAAAGACTTGGCTTTGTCGAAAATGGATAGTAGAATCAAAGACTACGCGTTGAAATTATCTAAATTGTCGGATAAAGAGCAAGAAAATATTATGAATTTAATAGATATGATGTATGAAAAATACTCAAAATAAATTAAATTAATAAGAAAGGTGGTATTTTATTATGAGTAAAACTGTTAAATGTCCTAAATGGGGCTGTGATGGTGTTGGCATACCTGTTGATACCAAGAAAAAATTCTCATTCGGTAAAGCACTTGTTGGCAACACAGTAGGCGGTCTCTTCGGACCTGTCGGTGCCGTTGTCGGTACAGCTACCGGAATTAAAGGTAAAAACGGCAAAACAAAGTTTGTGTGCTCAAAGTGCGGCAACGTCTGGGAAAAGAAAATATAACCACAAGGCAGAGTTTTTACTCTGCCTCTATTTTTCCTTTAATAAATACATACAAGTACAATAACAGGTCTTTATCTTCCACGTTCTCAATCATTTTAATTATTTCATCCTTATATTCCATACAATGCCACCTCCGATACATCAATTATAGAACATTTGTTCTTAAACGTCAATATTAGGACGGCAGAAAAATCCACCGCCCTACCGAAACTTGAAGAGTTCTCTTATTGAGAACATCATTAGTCTAGCATTGGAAAAATAAATATTGTGTCGAATATTGACAATTGATTTCTAAAAGAATAAAATATGACAAAAGAACTAGAAAGGGGATTTTTTATATGAAAAGATATAGAGAATACTGCATTAACAATCATTATGTTAATATTGGCGATTTAGATAAGTATTATCAAGGCAATATGGAAATGGTTTGTAGACACATCGAGAGTAACTATCTCGTTGACCGCAAAACTTCAAGCTATTATGTAAATTTATACATACAAGATAAGCCGTTTAAAAAGAAAGATTCTGTATTAAGCACAATAGCTATTTGCTTTTGCCTACCGCTTATACTATGCGCACCGCTTTTTCTCGATGTAATATGTATCATAACAGCACTGATACTTGCTATCATTGATTTAGCTCTTAAGAGTTCAGAACAAATTCCAAGGCGCCATGTAGGTTCGATTGTTGCTATTGTGATATGTGTTCTTTCTGCTTTAGGATTGATTTTTGTAGACCATTCAAGTACTGATACCGCTAAAAGTGACAAGAAGTCCAATAACCAAGTTGAGAGTGAAATAGAAACCGAGACAGAGGGTAATTCCTCGCAAGATTATCAAAGGATTGAAGCTCGTGTCGGAGAGGGAATAACTTATCAAGACAACATAAATGTAGCTTTAACTGATTTTTATGAAAATACGAATTATGATTACGAAAAGCCTAAAAGTGGATATAAATATGTTACTTTTAGCTTTCAAGTGGTAAATAATAGTGACGAAACATTTAGTTTTTCTTATACTAATGCAACTGGATATGCTGATAACGTGCAAGTCAAAAACATGCTTTATTTGACTGACAGCTCTTCGATTTTAGAGCTTTCGCCGGGTAGAACTGGAAATGTCGATATATCGTTTGAAGTTCCAACAAACGCGCAAAGCATTGAAATGGATTACAATTTCAATCCATTCGCAGATGATGTTGGAGTATTTATAGGGCAATAATCAGAGAGGGAAAGTTCCCTCTCCTTTTTATTCTAATTGTGAAGTAATGTACTCATATTCCTCTTGCGATATTTTACCGCTTGCTACCCTGTCGAGTAGTTCTTCTTTGGTTACTCTGTCACTCTCATATAGCCTTTTAAGGCTTTCGACTAAAATTCTCATATTAAAGCACCCCCTCATCCATTAACTGCCTTGTATAGTTGTCTATTGCTTCTTCATCAGAGTGCTCATTAATCTCTTTTGCCTGTTCCATAGCAATAAGATACTGCGAGTATTCGTCCTGTGTCAACTCACGTTCTTCGTACTCCCAATGCTTAGGCTTGTAACTGAAATCATCTTCACTCCCTGTTGCTTCAACCGATTTAATGTTTTTTCGCTGATAAACGATATTCGGAGAAGATGTTGTGTCAATGTCGAGCGGTTTGTCCGATTGCATACTTTCTACGAGCTTGTATTCTGTCATATTCAATACACCTTGCCTTTCTGTCTGCTGTTGAAATTTTGTGCTTTAATTTTCCAAAATCTATAAACGGTTTAATATGCTCCCTATAATAATCGTACATATCGCAATTTTTAATCCACGCAAGAGCGGAAACCATTTGTTTTGAGTCAAATATTGTAACCTTTGTTTTTCGCCATATTCTAACTGCCTTAGCTCTTATTTTCTTAAGGATTGTTTTTCTTAAGGTAGTTCTATTCCTATAGAATTTATACCCCATAAAATCAAGCGGTCTGCCATATGTTGCTGTCTTTCCATTCTTGCTGACATATGGATTTTGGGATAAATAGTGAAAGCGAAATATCTGCCAGTTTGCCTTGACTGTCAAGCCTAATTTCGCAAGCCTGTTATCAATCACAGCTTTTACCTTGCGCAATTTCTTTTTGCTTGCACAAAATATAGCCATATCATCAACATAACGTGCATATTTCAACTCAATACCGAGCGATTTAATCTCATGGTCAAGTTCGCTCAAATACCAGTTAGCGAGCCATACAGAGGTATAAAAGCCAAGTGGTAAGCCATTCGGCACACAATGTATGACATTTTCAACAATCTGCATGAATTTAAAATCTTTGATTTTGGATTTAAGCTTTTCAATTAATTTATCCTGTGGAATACTTGCATAGAATTGCTTCACATCAAGCTTATAGCAGTATTTAATGGTCTTACCGCCTTGCCTTATTCATTTGCATATGTGCTTCTTGCCATACGTACCGCCACGCTTAGGAACCGAGCCATAACTATGCTCATACATTCCCTTGTTAAACATGGGCTTAAGCACGTTTACTATCATGTGATGTACTATTGATTCCATAACTGTCGGTATTACTATCTTGCGTTTCTTTCGTGATATTCCGTCATATATTTCTTTGGGCTTATGTTCAAAAGGCGTGAAGTTAATCGCATATTCTCTAATTTTGGGTATGTATGTATCAAGGTCTGCTAAAATTTTTCTAACCTTATTTCTTCTCTTTTTACCCTTAGAGAAGTTTTGAATTGCAAGTTTTATATTATCGTCTGAAATAAATTCAGCATATAGATTTCTGTATGTTCTCATACGTATTCTCTTCCTATCCTCTCTACCACGTTCGACCATATCCTACTACTAGCAGTAGCTTGCATCGAGTTGATTTTTACCAAGGGGTACGGAATTTAGTCTGCATTCATTTTATCCCATGAATGATAGGTACAGAAGCCCCGATGTTCCACCTCACGTTACCAGCCACGTTGGTCAAGTTCACGTAAAACGAGCCACAATGACGGCCGTTGTTCAGGTTGCTACCGAAAAGAGCAAAGGCGCAAACTAAATCCCTTATATAAAATTAACTACACACGTTTATAGTTACAAATTTTCTTAGGAGAAACGTGGTTTCTCCCTTTCTGCTTGGGCAGAAATTCCCTCTTCCCTGTTGCAAGTTATTTGTAGGAAAGAGAAGCCCCGAAGTACCACCCCACGCGACCAGCCACGCTGGACAAGTACACGTAAAACGAGCCACAACGACGGCCGTCGTTCAGGGAGCCACCGAAAAGAGCAAAGGCTATAATTGCAATGTCAAACCAACAGCCGTCAGGATAATAGGTCGATGATGAGCCTGTAATTGATGTTGGAAACATGCCTAATGCCGTATATAACATATCTTTAATATATCCGCCGCTTGTACCACTAGGAGTTGAATTAGGTATCTCGATATACCCTATCCCATCAGTGTTATAGTTGGTTGCTTTGCTTCCGTCCTTTGTTGATGGAGACAGCTTGACTTTTGCTATACCCTTAGCAAGGATAAGTCCGGCTGTTCGTCTCCACTGATTACCCCAGTAGTTCTCCATACCGAACACTTTAACTCCGGCTTTTCCGGCATTTTCACCCCAAAATAAGCCTTTGCTATTCATTGTACCGGTCTCAAGTAACAAGTTTTCATCACTGGCATTTTCGCTCATGCCTCGTCCGAACACATCTTGCGTATCGGTAGATTTTCCCATGATGATAAGCAAAATATTAATCAAGAGTCTGTCAACGTACTGCTCGATTTCGTAGCCCGTACCATTAGCTCTTGCATATGTCATTTCTTGGCTGGCTGTTTTCGATTTAATAACTGTTTGGCCGCTTATTGAGCGTAGCTTATTGTTACTGTCAAGTGAGCCATTATAAATTGGCGTGTAAAAATGAGATTTTTCATTACCATTAATATCAATGAAATTCAGATTTTTAAAATCTTTATCAGCTTGGTAGTTGGCAACATAAAGGCTTGCACTGTTTGGATTGCCTTTGTCGGGTTCAATTTTCCACCATATAATGTCTGTGCCATTGCCCCATTCCATCATAGCATTTCCATCGTAATCAATGCTTGCTACATCTGACGCACCGCCATCTATTTTTTTAGTCAAGTCATTCTCGTTGAGGTAATAGTCAACCTGTCCATTCGTTTTAAGCATACATGGTTTTGGCATAAAAAAGGCATTCGCCCACGAGCCATAATCAAAAGTTCCACTTGTGAAATTCATGCTTGCCGGAGTCATGCCTACTGCATCCACTAAATATCTGACTCTTGTTTTTGGGTTACTATCCGCACCATTGATGTGAACACCATAAATGACTCTTCCCTCGCTTAATTTTGTGCCAAGGGCTTTAATGCTTTCAACAATTGCTTGCCCTGTTGTATCTGATATAATGTCTATTCCACTCATATTAGTCCTCCTTGCTCACATTAAGTAATCCGGCACTTGTCACGGAAAAGGTAATGCCTCTTCCGTTTGCTTTCTGCTCGACAAGTCCGGCTTGTTGTTCTGCTCTTTGCGCGGCTTCATTTGCAGCCTTTGTAGCTGCGTTTGCTTGACTTACGGCCGTATCAATCTTTCCCGAAGCTTGGGCGGCCTCGTTTGCTTTTTGTGAAGCAGTCTGTGCTGATTTTTGAGCCTGTGAAGCAGAATTGCTTGCCGAGGTAGCTTTTTCTGTCGCAGTTTGTGCTGATTTTTGAGCCTGTGATACGGATTGAGTTATGCCGTCAAGATAACCCTGAATAAGTCTTTGAATTTCAACGTCAAAATCCTCAACAGTTCCCATTCGCTTAACTATTCCGGGCGCGAAACACATCCATATCTGCTGCTTTTTTGTGTCGGAGTCGGTCGATACCGCCCATTCTCCGGCTTTCATTTTTGAGGGGTCAAACTGTGCGTATGCCCCTCGCCTCATTTGAATTGCCATAAGCTACACCTCGCTTTCATCAATGCCTAATTTCCGGCACAATCTTGAAAACTTATCTTCCAGTTCATCTATGCGTTTTTGTATTTTATCAATCTTCTGCTCGTCTCCGGCAAGCCTTAAGATTAGGAATTGCTCATAGTTCATGCCGTAGTACAGTGTATCATCATCCGATGTGACTTTATTCTTGAAAATCATATTAAGGTTTTCATCGGCATGTCCTTTATCTTTAAGGCTCTCGATTATATCCTGCGCCATTGCTCCAAAATATAATGGTTTGTCTGAATATCCTTGTCTATTAAGATTGTATTGGAATAAATCAACTGAACCTACTGCATCAATATAATCTTGATTAATTGCTTTAATATTCTTTTTTAAACGTTTATCTGATGAACTCCATACCCAAGTAACATCGACTTGGAAGCTCAAGGCACTACCATCCCAGTCGCAGTGATATGTATGCTCTGTCGTGTCGCCACACATTGCATATCCTCTATCGGTTTCTCTAAATTTATCAGAGTCTATCTCTTGAGCATACATTGTCTGTGCACCTATAGAGCCTGTGCCTCCATAAAGTGTAATCAAATTCTCACCATTTTTAACAATTCGCAAGACCGCACCATTCATCCAAAGCTCATAATTGTTTCCCGAATTGTCAGTAGCTGTTAAATCAATCGTTGAATTACTTAAATTTCCGTCCAGTGCAATACTTCCACCGGACATATTAAAATTTGAAGCGGTTACTTTTCCATCGTTGTCAACTACAAACACTCCATTTCCAATATCAATTGTTCCGCCAACAATATTCTTGCCGGTAATTGTTGTTCCTGTGATGTCCTCAGCGTCAACTGAACCGGCCTTAACATCAAGTGCATTTACATAGCTTGTAGTCACTGTGTCTTTGGTTATTTGAGTGACTTTAGCAGTAGTGTCAGCCACATTATCCCAAGCAATTTTCACACTGCTATCAAGTGTCAAGCCTTTATTGTCAAGGGTGACCAGTGTTTTACCTTTTGCATCCTTAACATACTGCACACCACTTACATTGTTTTCCCCGCCCAAAGTAAGTGTTCCGCCATGTGCCCAGTCAAAATTAATGCCGATAGCTGACATAACATTGAAAACAGCGTTTCCGTCTTTATCAACTCCGGCATTCCACGTTTTACCATAGTCATTTGATACAGCCATGCCATTAGCCGTCATTTTCCACTGTATGTTGCTTGAATTAAGGTCGGCTTTGTTGTGCATAATGTAAATAATTGAGCCATCCTCTTGTTTCTGTTCAGTCTTAAAAAGTCCGAGCGATTGAGACATTAGCTGTGTCAATAATTGCATTTGCTTATCATATACACTTAGTTGTGCCTGCGCAACTTTCCTGGCTTGTACGACAGCCTTTGTCTCACTACTGAATTTATCAGCACTATTTCTTGAGGCATTTTCGGCATCACACGAAATTTTAGTGCCACTTCCAACAGTAAATGTTCGGTTGGAAATAAAACAGCTATAGGTATTTTGCTTGCGGTCTGTCACAAGTGCCACATCTCCGCTCTCAATCAGTGGGTTTGACAAGAGTGTAGCGTCAAGAGGCCTGAACCTCATGCCACCGATTTTTTTAAAAATATAATCTGCAACTGTCTGTGCCTTGTCTGCCGAAATAAACGGATTATCAGAGATTGAGACCACATACCCCTCTTTTCCGGCAAGCGCGTTAACATCTTTTGTCTTGTCCTCTTTTGATGTCACAATAACTTTAACACCTGTAATCACAACATCATCAGTCGCAACATTTAAATCTTTTTGCGTGTAAATATTGTGGTAATTTCTCGCGTCTGTAAATGTTCCACCATCAACGCTATCTCCACTTGAATAGTCGGTGAAATTTCCACCATCAACATTATCTCCGTCAGAATATGGTGTAGTTTTTGTGCTAAAACTTCCTCCATCGTAACCTTGACTGTCGAATTGGCTCATATCATACCAGCCGATAAGCAATTCACCATCGTGGCCGCATTTGCCCCATAATCCACTTAACTGCAAGATGTAAGCTATTACCTGTCCATATGTGAGTTTTTGATTATCGCTCGGTATCTCGTTAATCACGTAATCAGAGTTGTCGAATCTCGCCATAGTAAAAGGTACATCACACTTAATGCAAGCGTCTCTGACTACCTCATACGATGTCGTAGGGTAGCTTAAATTGCTGTCATACTCACGATTGAAATTATTAATATTGTCAAGGCAAGTAAGCGTTATGAGTGAGCCATCATAGCTTGTCTCGCTGACTCTATACTCACCGATTTTTAATTTTTCGCTTGTGCCGTCAGAAAAACTTTTTGAAAGATATGCCGTTACGCTTGCCTTATCAAAATCATACTTGCTGTAATCTTCATAAATGTTATTCAGCTTAATTTTCAGTTTTCCGGCAATCAAAGCCCCGATTGTGAAAGTGCCATTGCTTGATGTTGAGTCATTGACCTCGAAGCCGTTCGCCCACAGCTCACTATCACTAATAGGGATTTTTTCACCGCTTGCCGTAACTATGTCAGCAAAACAATTTACATTTATATCATTATCGAGCATTACTGCCCTTTGCCATTTAGCCGATACGTTTAGCATTAAATCGCCCCCTATACTTCTATGAGGTCAAAGCTCAATGTCTCATACCTCTTATTGTTGATAGTCCATATCTTGATAGGTGCGCTCCTGTCACCTACATAGAATGTACGTGTTTCATCGGTTCCACTCATAGCATCAGAATATGTCACTCTGATATATTCGGGGTTCACCATTTGAAGTATCTTTGCCGTCCTAGCCTTGTCTGTACCATTCCACGACAATTTAATTTGCCGTTTCTGCGCTATTCTATTCTTGTGCATTTTGCCGTCTTGTGTTCGTCCACTATCACTTGCAGACACATCAATCAAGCCCCATTCAAAGCTTGATGGAGTAGGTAATTCCACTCCGTCTACTAACATCATTGCCATATTGTTACCTCGCAAAAAGACACCCACGCAAGGGTGAGTGTCTTAGCCAAATTCATTTGCTACAATATATCGTTGTCCATGCTTTGCTTTACCTACCTGTGTCATGCGATAGAGTGTTTCACTGTCGCACTTAAACACATTTTCAATGATAGGTGCAGAGTTTCCGCCGGCATTATAGTTCATCATTACTTGTGCCATGCCCTCCATGACAGCCTGTTTAATTCCCTCGGTGATTTGTTGGTTATTTGCAACTACGTTTTTGCCGTTTGAGAATTTACCTATCATCTCATTATGGTTTGCTAAAAACATTCCATCCTCGCCCTTTGGGAAACCGCCTTGGCGATAATACCTAATAGATATTTTCGGTAAACTGAATTTTCCAAAATCTTCCCAACTTACTGACAGGTGAGGGATTTTAATTTTTGCCGTTATGCTCGGTAAACTAATTCCTCGCCAAACACTAGGCAGATTATTCATCTTCCTTTCTGTTCCACTCATGGAATTGTTTGTGTTTGCGAGTGACCTACTGGCTTTAGCTGCAAAATCTGAAAATGAGCTTTTAGCGCCATTTGTGCTCGAGTTTGCCTTGTCTTGCATTTCCCCCATTTTTGCCTTGTTGCCATTAATAGAGTTGTTTATTGAGGCAAGGAATCCCAAAAGTCCGTTTTTAAGCCTTGAGAAAGCACTTTGAGAATTTGTCGAGCTTGTACTTGACTTATTCTCCATCTCTCCCATTTTGCCTTTAGTTCCGTCTATGCCGGAGTTTATATTGCTAAATGCTTGTCCTAGTGCGTTTGCAAGTCCGTTAAACACACCCTTTGAATTGGTTGTGCTTGTACTTGACTTGCTTTCAAGTTCTCCCATTTTATTTTTGGTGCCGTCTATTGCCGAATTTGTACCGCTTAGAGAGTTTTTTACACTATCGCTTGCGGTTTTGTGAGACGAACTAATGTCGCTTGTATCGTCTTTTGTCTTTTTCCTGTATTCGTCAAGTTTGCGTCCGGCTCCCGAAATATGCTCGTTCGTTTTTCCTACGCTTTTTCCGACACCATTCTGCATATCCTGTACAGCTTGGTCTACTTCTTCTCCGTATCTTTTGACATCATCTTTCGTCACCTTTGCGCTTTCACTTATAAGTGGTAATTCTACAAAAGGTAATTTATTTAACTTTGTAATAATTCCGTTTATGAAGTCTACTAGCCAGTTATTTACATCTGTTACAAGGTTTCCGCCAAACTTTGCCAAATCTCCCGAAATATATGTCAATAAATCAGTCCACCAACTTGTATCACTTAGGTTTTTGAAAATATCCCCCCAAGTGACATCTGTTCCGGCTATCCAGTTTCCCACTGCTAAGCCTATGTTTGCGGCGGCGAGCACTATAGCTACAGAAATGGATATTTGCCATGAAGCACCGAGTAGTTTAGCTCCAAGTCCTGCCATTAAAGGTGAAACAATGGAATTAACATCAGTTCCTTTTGAGTCAAAAAACAGTGAAACACCATCTGCCGCAAGGACTAATCCGACTTTTGCAGAAACGCTTGATAGTTTTGACGATAATAGTGCGCCAACTTTTCCGTCTATTCCTGTTAATTTTGCAAGAGCAAAACCGGCTACAATCGTTGCGCTCAAAGGGTCTTCTTTAAACCAATTTGCAAGCCCTGTTATAATGCCCTCTGCAAGTCCATTAACAAGCTCGTGAACATCTTGGAAAACTCCTATCCAATCAATATTGGCAAAAAACGTACCAATTTGAGTACCGATTTCAGCCCAATTTGTACGTTCTACTGCTGTTGTTAGAGTTGTGAGTATTCCTTTAGCCCATGCTGATATAGTCTGCCCCAATAAAGCAAAATCAAAATTCTCAAAAAATCCATTAATGCCATTAGCAATCGACAAGCCAAAATTAGTCCAGTCGAATGTTGTACCGAATGAATTGAGAAAATGCAAAGCTGTGTTCAGTGAACCGGCTATTGTTGCACCTAAATCGTAAAAGAGCCTTGGGCTGATTAAACCATTAAGGAAGTCTGCAAGTCCTTTTCCGAAATTGTCGGCTTTCTGATAAATCTTCTTCCAATCAATGCTCTCCATAGCACTCGCAAGAGCGTCACCGATGTACTTTCCGAGTGAGTAAAGGTCTTTGATTGATGATTTGTATTTTTCAAGCAGTCCATCTGTCTTTTTCAGCGAACTATTAACACCACTGTCAGCTCCACCGCCACCTGAACCGCCACTGCCCGAACCGCCACCACTGCCACTATCGCTGTTATCGTCAAGTGCGTGTATCTCGTCTATGCTAAGTAGTGTCTTTTTCAGTTTTTGCGCTTTCTTATTAGAACTATCAGCGCTATCACCAATATCACCTACTCCGCCAGCTATGTCCTCCATGCCGTCAACAGTAGCACCGCCACCGCTTATCTCGATAGTCCATCCAAAGATTGCTCCGAGTGCGTCAGCTACAGTTCTTGTGAAGCTGATAACCTTGAGCATTACCTTACTTAAGGCTTGAACAAACGGCTTTAAAGCATTGATTACTACGCTACCTATGATACTGCCCCATGCTTGGAACTCTTGTTTAAGGACTCTTACACTGTTAGCCCAAGTGTTGGCAGTTTTAGCAAAATCACCTTGCGCAGCTTGCGTGTTAGCCATGACATAATTATATCTTAGCAATACCTTTTCAGCTTGCGTCATGGATTTAATATTTGCATCAAGTCCGTTTTTCATAGCCCACTCTGAAAGTGTGGCTTGCGTTAAATCAAGTCCGTATCTCCTTAATGGTGCAATTGTTCCCGAAAAAATGGATTGTAAGCTCTTTGCAACATCAGCTTGGTCTACATCGTAGAATGAAGCCATGTCACCAGCTAACCTTGTAAGATTAAGTGACATATCAGCCATACTGTCTGTAGTCTTGTATAGCGTGTTATTTTGGCTCATAAGAGCTTTATTCGCCACTGCCGTACCATTTGCCACTTGTTCTGATGAAATACCTATAGAGGTACCTAACGCTTGGAAACGGCTTGATATTTGCTTAACTGTCAGCTCTGACATTCCGAAGTCTTGAATTGATGTTTTTGTAAAATCATCAACTTTGCTTGCCATGTCACCAAACGTGGTATCTACTACGTTTTGAACCTCGGTTAGTTGGCTTGCTAAATCAACTGCGCTGCCTATTTTTCCGACAGCTCGCATAACCATCCAATAAGTCGCATAAAACTTACCGATAGTTGAAGCTAAGCCCCTGAATCCACTTCTTGTATTCTTAATTGACTTTGTTGTGTTTGAAAATCCTGTTACGAGTGACCTACTAGCCGAGCCGACTTTTGCGCCTTGTTGCGACAGATTAGCAAGTGCATTAGTCATTTGAATAATGTTATTGCTGACTCTCGGTGAGTTAGATAATGTTGTCATTACCTCTTTCAAGGCGCTGCCAAGGTTTCTGATATTGTCTGCAGCATATCCGGCTGATTTTGAGCCAAGCTTTGAGATTGAAGCTGTTAGCTGTGTAATCTCTGCTGATTGCTTTGAGATACTCGCAAAACCCGACAATTCTGTTGCCATGCTCTTTAAGGCACTTGCCGAGCTGACAAGCCTTGCAGTATCAAGGTTGCCGAGTTTCTCCATGTTAGTCGCAATCTTGCTAAAGGTACGCGTGTCAATACCGCTCACACTTCTAAGTGATGTTGCAAGTTGTGACATTCCGCTCGCAAAATTGCTTATGCTTGCACCATTGAGGGAATTGAGAGTATCTCCAAGTCCTTGCAACTTAGCTTGTAAGTTGCCTATGGCTCTACTCGCTTGTTGCGCATCCGACTTGATTTGAAGCTCAATGCTCTCTGCCATTTTCTCACCTCCCTGTAATAAAAAAGAGCTACCCTAAAGTAGCTCTCATGTATTTAGTCTTTGAGCAGATAGTATGTTGTAATCAATCCAACATAGCCATCTTGCTTAAGACCTCTATTCTTTTGAAATACCATGACGCATTTAGTGAGGTAATCCGTCCACTTGCCGTAATCAGTATCAAGTTTGTAGAAATGATACTTGTCATGCAGAGTTTTTCTCAGCCACTTAAATGCTGTCGGGCAGTTATGTCTCTGACCGCTCCACAAATTGTGATTTTTAGCAAATCTCTGTGAATTGGCTCCAAACTTGCCATCTTCTTTCAGTGCATCAGCTCCTTTGAGGTCGAAGCCTACATTCATAGCGTGCTGCCATTTTCTTACATTATCATTGTCGAGGTAATATTCCTCATTGCCTTTCCAAGCGTTATTCTTTACCGGAGTTACTATTGGTGTCGGAGTTGCTATTGGTGCCGGATTATTCTCTATTCCGTCACCCTTATCAAGCTCAATATAGAGTAGGTTAGCGTCAGTGCTGTTATTCAGACCGCTACAGGTAAATGCACTCGAATACTGCCAGCCATACAGAGGATGTTGAATAACAGGCTTCTTTGCACTGTTAGGCTCATCACCGATAGACATTCCTTTAGTTGACGGATAACGTGCTATCCAAAACGGACAGTTAATCTGATTTGCGTATGGCGCAATGTACTGATTGTAAAAGCTAAGCCCTGTGTATACACCAAAGTTAAGCCCAGCACTCTTGATAACACTCTGATATGTGTTAATTATGTCAATAAGCGTCTGTCCAAGTCCTTGCTGGCACTTATCTTCAACATCTAACCAAACGAAAGTTTTTCTTCCGTTAAGCGTCTGAATGACCTTGTTCGCATCCGTCTTTGCCTTGTCTACTGTTGTAGCGTATGAGTAGTTGTAAACACCTTGTATCGGCATTCCTACATCAGTACAGCCTTTCCAGTTTTGCTCAAAGGTCTTGTCCGGATTAAGGTCTTTGCGGATTATTTTAAGGATTGCAAATTGCACTCCGGCCCACTTAACCTTACTCCAATCAATATTTCCTTGATATGACGATACGTCAATTCCTTTATATGCCATTTTGTCACCTCATTAATCAGGGCTTTCAGGTAATCCCGATTGTCTTAATGCGTTAATTCGTTGCTTCATCTCATAAACGGCAATTTCCTCGTTAGACTCCTTGTATTTAGGCTCGTTATCTTTTGAGTATTGCTCATTTAACGATTTTTCGATGTATTTTGCTCTTGCCTTGTTGCCATTTAAGGCTCTGTCGATAGCTGTAAGAGTTGCGCTTAATCCGTATGTGCCCCACCAAGCCCACATGTTGGAGTCGGCTTCTTTTTGTGCAAGCATATAAGCCTTTGAATAAGGCTCTAAATCAGCCGGACAAGACATATCTATGTCCTCAACGCTAAATCCATAGCCTTTAGTTGCCAAAAGCCAATATGGGCGGATTTCGTTACAATATACTTCCCACGTAAGCTCTTTTACTTCTTGATTGGCTTCTTCTTGGCTGTCTGTACCTCTTTCGCCAACATCTTTGATAAAAAACTGTTTTTCTCCATTTCAGCCGACAAATCGTTGTAGAGCGACATTATATCTCCACCCTCTTCATTCTCTGGGTCGAGATAATCGTCAAGCAAATCATACATCTTCGCTAATTGCTTCTCTTTTGCTTCTTTATCGTCAAAATCAAAGCCAAATTCGTCAGCGTGAAACTTTTGCAAGCCCACGAGCAAAAACTCCGGTAAAAATCCAAGCATGTTGTCAATGACTTCAAGTCCCTCGCCCTTTTGCTCCATTCCTACGAGCCTTGGGATAATTTTATTCTTATATACCGGTGCATATCCGAATTTAACTGTATACTCTTTTCCGTTTAATTTAATTTTCATTTTATCTTTCCCTTTCTCCCTAATTTATATAGGGAAAGAGGCAGTTTTAACACTGCCTCGATTACCTTACTATATTGTATCTTCAAGTTCGCTGTCAGCCGTGCTATCATCATAGCCAACCGCTACGGCTTTTTTCGATTGGCTCATGATTTTTTTGTGAGTGTGATTCCTGTTGGATAGCCTTGGTCATCCTCTGTTACCGCAACATCGTAGTTATCCTCAATCCACTTAGGCACTGTCTGAACTGATACAGTCGCAGTTCCTGTTAAGTGGTCATCGGAAGCCTCGCCTGGTGCGAATGACTCCTGACCGATAAAAGCACAGATACCCTCTGAACCTTTTCCGTCTGTACCATAAAGAATGATGAAATCGAGCTTCTTGCCCTCGTTAGTTACCATCTCATCCTTGTACTTTTTCTCGAAAGCTCCCTCAACTTCCATAGAACCGGCTGAACGTCTACCCATTTCCTGCGTCTCTACTAAATCTTCAAGGGTTGAAGTATCTACCATGTTCTGTGAACCGAATGGTGAGGGAATTGATTTTGCCCTTATTAAGAGCTTGTAAGTTCCAGCCCAGTAATCGCCACTTGTGGCGGATGCGGTTGGTGTCTTGTAAGCAATTCTGCTTTTTAATCCTGTTGCCATTTTTATTACCTCCTAATTTTTCATAAAAAAATAAGAGCCAAAAAGCTCTTATAATCTATCGTTCCAGTCGAATGACCGCCTAGCACGTAATGTTGCTGTCCATAATTTGCCGTTTTTTCTAGCGAATGGGGCTGGCGCTAACTTGAATGACATGGCTTTGTATTCATTAGCCACTGTCTGCGCCACATCCAAAGCTTCTGAACGGCTTTTATTCGTTGTAACAGTCACTTGTGCTGTAAATAACACTGTATTCACTCTTTCGCACTCTAAATCCTCATTCTGTTCAATAGGTTCGAGTGCCTGAACTAGCACTGTCGGGAAGCTGGCCGCTGCACTGTCCGACTGTTCCTCTTGCGTGAATTTTAGCTTGGGATATTTAGTTTTCAATTTTTTCTCACATCGGGTTTTAACAATCGCATATGCGAGGTTTTCAAGGTCATAAACCCATTGATTTTGACTCGCCACTTTATCACCTCAACTAAAAATTTTCCGTGCTGTTCTTATAATGTCATTTTCCATTTTTAAAAATGCGTTATACATCGGCATTGTAGGTGTAATGCCGTATGAATGGTGTAATTCTCCGCTTTCGTCTCTCCAATACCAACCCTCGCTGTCAAATGCGTGTGTCTGCCCTGGAAAAGTTCCTTGACCGCCCCTTGCATCATTGAAGTGCGGTTTAGCTTTCCAACCTGAGCCGTATTCAGCCATTAGCAAAGGCGATACATCAACTGTCTTAAGCCCATCTGCCGTCTGCCATGTGCTTTGTATCTGCCCTGTTTCCGTGGCAAGTACAATAGCTGTACAGCCGTCCGTTGTATCTTTAATTTCGTAACTAAATGTAATATAGTGCCCGAAATTGCCTGTATTTGCTTGTGCTACAGCAATGCCATTACTAGCAAGCTCTCCGACAAATGCTATGCACTTGTCCTGTAAGCGGTCTTTGTATCTTTCAAGCTTGTCTATCGCATCTTGTATAGATTTTTCTGTCAGAGAAATGTCAATCTTCATAATTACACTTCTTTCACAACTGCTTTGAGCATGTATTTAACTGAATAGAGAGAAGACTTGACTCCGACTATTGTAAAGTCTGCGGAAGTTGAATCAACTAATCCGTTTTCGTCCTTTGTAGGCTCACTATCAAGCCAAATAACGTCACCTTTTTTAAAAGGGTATTCTCCTCTGTCTGTCAGCAAAACAGCGTCAAAATCAGCCGTATTAAAGCCATATTCCTTGTTCTGTGCTTCTCCTCCGTCAAACGATATATTTGCCCGAAAATCAACCGGCTCTGAAAAGCCTGTCTCCTCGTGTGTGTAATATATCTTCTCTCCGTCCTCTGTTTCGTAAAACTTTAGATTTCCGTCCTCGTCTTTTTCATAGACTGTGACTGTTTGACCTTGAAGCGCGTACTTCATGGCTTGTTTATTAATGTCAAGCATTTTTCTTTATCTGCTTGTAAATCTGATTAACACCGGTACTTGCCATGCCCGACACAATGCCAACTGCTATTGCATCAAGAATGTTGTCTGCCGGATAACCGGGAATTACAAACATTCCAACAATACCGAGTACTCCACCGGCTACACCTACGATAATAGGAATAATATTATCTTTAACCTGTGGTATCTGCTTTGAAGCATATCCGATTAAATAAGTAATTACCATAATAGCAACTACTGTAGGTACTTGTGTAAAGTCCATCAGTTTTTACCTCCTTTGCCTAAATGGATTTCCTCAACCTCATTTTTCATTTTTGTTACCATACCATTACCACCGAGTGCGTGGTATGCGTCATACATCTCGCAAAAATTCTGATACGCATACGAGGGAATTTCGCCAAGCTTCATGTACTTATCATGGTATTCGATAAGCTGTACTCGTAAAAGCAGCATTGTACCTTTTCCGTTTGCTTGTCGCAGCTTCTTTTCCTCTTCAATGCGCTCATTTCTTTCTTTTGTGTCTATTACTTTTTGTTTTTTCTGCTCTTGTAAAAGCCAAACAATATAACCCAAAAGTGCTGTCAGGACAATTGGCAAGGCAATAATGTATGTCTGATAGATTAAATTATTCATCTTACAGCCTTTCATCTTTAGTAATTGGCACACCGCCCACCACCACTTAATGTGTACCGCCTGCTACCACTTTACCAACATCAGTAAAATGGTAACGCACAATCTTCTTTCGCTTATAGCACTTTGACAAAAGGGAAGACTCCGACAAACAGCTTATCTCTGTCTTTCCATGTACGGCTCACTCCGCCCTCACTCAATGCGCTCATGTAGTTCTCACCGGCTTGTGAATGGTCGTAGACAGCAAGATTGATAACAACATTCTCAAACTGCTTTAAGTCGGCAGTTATATCATCATCAGTGAAAGTGTCCGGATAACACCTTTTCGCTTTCACATCTTCCGTGGCTTGTTTAATGAGCTGTTCAATGAGTGGGTTATCTTCCTTTTTATCGAACACTACCACATCAGATGTTGTATCATCATCGTTCGTGACTGTATCAATATGAAATTGTTTAAGTCTGATTTTGACTTGCTCCAATGCGGTGTATTCCATGCCAAGCTCCTTATAATCCAAACTTTTCAATTAACATTTTCTTCAAGTCACCGCCATTTATTTCTGTGGCATTTTCAATACCATTTTCGCTCGCAAGCTTCTTTAGGTCGGCTGTTGACATTCTGTTAATTTCCGTCTTTGTGTATGGTGTTTCAGGTGGGTTCATAAAATCAGAAGGCACCGAATTGCTATTGCTTTCCGGCACCTTGTCTCCGACTTTATACCACACTCCATCATGCTTTATAGAGTGCGTTGCTATCATAAGCCTTAATCCTCCTTAACTTTGAGAACCATAACGCTATCCATACCCTCGAATGTAGGTAATCCAATCATAGATACGATACAGTGAGTATTGATAGGATGGTTTGTAGCGTATGTGTATACAGATACACCGGTCTCAACAAGTGAGAGGTTTCCGTCTGTGATACTTCCGCTTCTTTCCTCTGGAGTCTTACCGAATGTGTAATCTCCAAGGAATACTCCGGCAGACTGCGCAGATACAATGCCTGTTGGTACAAAGTACTGTGTCTGTCCTGTCTCATCAACATAGAGCTTATCGTATACCTCAATCTCGATACCATATCCTCTAAGGTATTCAGTAACCTGTCCTTGCTGTAATCTGATACCGCCATTGTAAGCAGTAATACCGAGTACCTGTTTCTTTGTGTCCTCCGCCTTAAGCACCATTTCCCAAGTCTCTGTATTCATGGTGAAACGTGTAAGTGAGTAGCCTGTAGCCTTTGCAAAATCTCTACAAGCTGTGATAAGATCATCGAGTGGTGCACATGTGGTAGGCTTATCCCATGCGCTTGTGCCGGTAATTGACTTAAAGTGCTTCTCCTTATGCTCTGCGCCATTGTCGGCTGTGTAATCAACGACATAGTTCTTATCGCCAAGCACAACCTTTACTTTTGGTACACCATCTGTAGGTGCAAGTAACTGCCAAATCTGTCTCTCCGGTACAACTAATGCACCCTCAATTAACATCATTGGTTTCTTTGAGATTTCACGTAATACGTTATTGGCAAGGCTTGAGTTCTCAGAAGTTCTGTAATTGTCGTACTCCTGTTCCTCTTTCTCTGTTACCATATATCCCTCACGATAAAATGGCATTGAGTTCTGAATGTCAGAGAAGCCTCCAACATCTCTTAACTCTGCCTGTGCATCAAAGTTTGAAGCTTTGAGTGATACCGGCAGTCCGTTCTTACCCTTGATAAATCTAAGGTCGAGTGAGTCCTGTTTACGTGTTCCAAATTTCTGTCTGCCAAGATAAGGGGCAGTTCCTAATGTCTTTTTGTAGTTATCCCACATTACACCGAGGCTTCTCGCTGTAAATGCTTCTGCTAATGGTAATGCCATGTTCTTCTACCTCCTTTTAGACCTGACTTGCTACAATCTTTGGCGCGCCATAGAAAGTAACTCTAGGTGTTGCAGTTCTAGCTTCATCTGCGATTGAAAGTGTCTTAACTTTCTCCCAATCAATAGTTCCCTGATATACATATGTTCCAGGTGCGTCACCCATTGTTACATCTACATCGTGTAACAGATAACCCTTGCACTCTGCGTCATTGCTTGGGAATGGTGTGCCGGCCGGTACAATCTTCATTCCGTTTCCATCTGTGCTTGTTACCATAGTCTGTGGTACAAGGCACGCTGCACCCTCATAAGGGAAAAATTTTAAAATTCCTTTACCCTGTGTAAAGTCTCTTACGATTGGCTTTCCCATCGTTCTACCTCCTGTTTTAAATTACATAGCTGTTTTGACTCTCTGTACTTGCAACTGTACCGAATGAGATTTGTTCTGCATTTGCTACATCTGCTGGCTTTGAGTCGGGTTCATTATTGTTACCGCCATTGCTTGGATTCGGAGTATTGTTGAGAGCATTTTTCTCATACTCTGCAATCGCATTGGCTTTCATGTCGGAAATAATCTTTCCAAGTGATGTTGTGTCAAAAGAGCCATCCTCTTTTACTACTGTCTTTACCTGTTCTGCTGTAATTCCAAAATCTGACATAGCCTTCTCACGCAAGTCTCTGACAGCATTATCTTTCTGTAGCTTGGCTATTTGCTGATTGGCTGTCTCTAAGGCTTTATTCGCCTTTTCAAGCTCCGTCATGTTGCCCGCCTGTAAATCGTCAAGCTGTGCCTGTAGCTCGTCAGCTTTGTCGGCTTTAGCCTTGTACTGATTGGCTTTCTCTTTCTCTCTTGCCATTTCCTCACCGCTTTTGTTGAGTAGATTTGTTATCTGGTCGTCTGTCGCTTCTGGAAATAGTTTCAATACGTCATTTCTTGTCATAATTACCTCCGTTACTCACGCTTTTGTTACCGCAGGTCGCTCCTGCTGAGTTCTCCTATTTACCGCATAGGTGCAAAATTTTGTATAATAAAAAGCGACTGTCGTAATTGACAATCGCTGATTATTTAAAATATCTAAGGGTACATCTACACCCTGCTATTTCTTTTACCTGTGCCCCTAAAGAATGGTCTTTTGGAAACATCATCAGTGAATTTCCAACCTCAAACGGCTCAAAAATATCAATTCTCTTTCTGTCAACTTCTGCATGTGTAGGTCTGACATGTGAATCTTCTTTTGAACGCCACTCTTTTGTTTTGTAGCCCTGTTTCACCATATCGGTTTGCAATCTGTAATTGCCGACTGCATTAGCTTCATTCGCAGCTACATTTTTTGCCCGCTTTTGTGAAGTAAAATACTCTACGTCAGTATTTTGCGTGGTAGCGTCAACTACCTCATTCACAATGTACCGAGCATAGTCTGTAATGTATGAGGGTGTTTTCTTTGCCTTACAATACTGTGTGGCAATGCTCTCATATCTGATAATAAATTCTTTAGTGATAGTTGTTATCTCTGTTTCTTCCTTGCCGGATAGCAAGGCAAATAGCATAACAAAGATTTTTTCAAACTTTTCAGCAAGTTTTTTTCTATCTTCCTTTTCCTCGTCAGATAAATCCATCTCACCAAAATATGTGTCGTAATCTATGTCTTGTATTTCATTTTTGCCGAGTGCGTGGATTTCATCTGCCATATCAAGCTCCAAAATAAATTGACAGCCAATTATTCATCGGCTGTCTTTCCATTGTTCTTATCATTGTTATTATTGTTAGGTGTAGCTGTTGTCGGCTGTTCTTCCGGGAATAGCATTTCCATGCGCTTGGCGCTTTCGAGAGTAACTTGTTCAGGGTCACTAAACATGTCAATCGTCTTGACGGCTCTCTTGTAATTGATGCCACACCTAAGTAATATTTCAAGCACCTCTGCCTTAACAAGCATGTTGTCTAGCTTATTATGATTAATGTGTATCTCAACATCGCTAGGCATAAGTGTAAAGCCCTTATTAATTCTCAGCCTGTTAAGAATAAGCCTAAGCGCCATTCTCTCTGATTTCTTAAGGATAGGCTCATTGATAGCTGTCCTAAGTCCGGCATCGTAATGCCCGTTTCTCAATTCTACGGCAGAACCGGTATCACCACCTGTGTTGCCCTGACGATTTGCAAGACCTTGAATGCTCAAAAATCTTTCAAAAAGGTCAGTGAAAACCACTTGCCCCTCTGTCTGATTAAGCTCACTCGTCATTACATCAACATCAGCTTTGTTGTCTGAACCATTGTTAGATTTAACAACTAAAGCTCCCTCTTGTCGCATTTTTCTGAATGTATCTATGTCAATCTCGCAATTAACGAATTTCACCCATGCAGACACAAACTGCTCGACACCATTAATTCTGTCCGATGTAAGCACGTTAATAGCGTCTGTGATTGCAATAGTCATTTCGATGTCAGATAATCGCCTTGCATTATTTGGATATTCAATCACTGGGATTGCTCTGTTTCCGTTTATTCCGCTTGCATAAATCTTGTCGCTGCGAATATCAAACCACTCATTATCAGTGAACACATAATAAATATTTGCTCCGTTCTCGTCCTCTCCGATTTGACAGGAGAATGCCGGACGTCCGTTTGAGTAGTATGCTACAAACGTATACATTGGATTTTCAGAAGATAAGTAAAAATCGCTCTCATCAAGCAACTGTCCTTGTCCGTCATCATTACCGATAAATCTGTAGCCGGTACCGCATATACTTCTCCAACGATGTATGTCTATATCGCACTCCTGTTTGCTTTCCGAGTCCATTGTAATGTTAAGCTGTGTGATTTCTTCCGACTTATGGTTATCAGTGCCACGTAGCACATATTGAATTGGCTCGGCACACATCTCTGCGGTTTTGCGCTCAACAAGCTCATACGCAAGATTTACAGCAATCTTGTTATTGATTTCCGGGCGGTTCACTTTCTGCCGATACAAAATCGGTTGGTCACCACGATAGTATCTGTCAAGATACTCAATCTCAATAGCGTTTTGTTCGTGGATCACAAGTGCTTTATTCAGTTCTTCGATTATGTTGTTTTTTGTGATTTGCCTTTTACGTGTGAAAATAACTTGTCTGCCGTAATTATTTTGGCAGACGGCCGAAAAAGGTCTTACGTTTTTATGTGCGTACCTATACATCAATAAAACCTCATGCCACTTGCAGAAGTTCTCTGCGGAACCTCTTTTATCTGAAATTCTTGTGTGCCAGCCCAAAACCATATCCATTTACGGCAGTGCATACACATTACTTTGTGGTGTTTCTTGTCGTTTTTATTCACCCAAGTTAATAGCTTTCCGCAACGAGGGCACATTACACTTCGTTTTCCTGTTGGTACAATATTCTGATTATTCATGTCACCCTCGCTTCACTAAAAATGGCACCCACAATCTGTGAGTGCCATTTCTAAAAGAGATTTTACGCAATGAACGAATTACGATTTTTTCATAGTTATATTATAACTGTCAATTTTTTAAGTGTATATATGCAATGATATGCAAAACTATGCACACTACTGCACATTTTCAAGGTATTCTTTTCCGTAAAGCCTTTCAAACTCTTGCAAAGCTCTGCCGTGGATTGTAAATATCTTTCTTATGCTCCAATTTGTAGCCTGTGCGATTTCTTCAAAAGTGTTTTGATTGACATATCTCATTGAGAGTACATGATAGTAGTCAGTATTCTCCATACTATCAATTTGACCGATGATATGATTCCTTTTTCTCATAAATTCATCAACAAGTTTGTCTGTATCTTTTTCCAAGTCCACAATTTTAGTTACTGTACTGCCTAATTTATCTTTGTCAGATGAAGCATCAACTGCCTCTTTGTCCGTTGAAACAGTAACACTACATGCTATTGTCTTAAGCCGGTATATTTCAGACAGCTTGTTTTGTATCATTTTATCTAATCTGCTAATCTGATTTAAGTAAGTTTTTGTATTCATTAATAAAGTCCTCCTCTGAACGGATTGTGTACTGCTTCAACCTTTGCTATTCTACTGCCTTGCGTCATTCTTAATGCAAAGTTTGAAAAAACATCAGGAACATCATCAAGCTGTTTTTTGCCTGTTACTGAATATCGTTTCAGCAGTGATACCATTACTCCATAAGGCTCATTGGGCTTATAAAGTGATTGGTCTTTGAAAATAATATGTTGTAAAATCCAGTTAGAACACTGAAAAATACGTGCTTCCTTATTTGTCTCTGTCGGTACATCAGTGATGTTGCATATCCACCCTTTATTTTCAACTCGCTTATTGACTTCCATAGCCACTCTGTCACCGCCGGCATTACGCTCAAACTCGCACTCTTGTACCTGATTATTGACTAATGTGTTTGACGCATTTTCATACTGCATTTCATAGTCTGCCGTATTATCGCACACGCAATCAATGCAGTAATAGTCCTCGCCATATTTTTGCAGTATTGGCATAACAAAATAGTCTGTGCCTTTTCCCTTTGTATCGCATTGAGCTGTGATAATTTCCGGTTCGCCATGTGGCAGATTGAAGTATCTGCGGATTTTATCATCAGGAAACAATAGGCCCTCACGCTCGATAGGTTCCTGTTTATACAAACATCGGTAAGAGATTTCGTCCATGAGTAATTGTTGGTCAGCAAAAAACTCTTTCGTAAAACCGCCATACTCATAATCAAAATTGCTTTCCCCTGTCACAGGGTCTACATCGGGCACTGATATTGTTTTGACTCTCGGATTTCCAATATACATATTTTGAATGCGTCCGATAACATCATGTACGCTCCAACGAGTGGCAATATGTATCTCTTTACATGGCTTTCCGTCCGTATCTTGTGTCTTACGCTGTCTTGCGTCTACTGCGTATTTATCCCACAACTTATCAAGTATTGTGGGATTTAAGGCTTCCTCAATTCCGCCTATCATATCATCAACTAGCAAAAATTTACTTGCACGGACTTTTCCGGCATTCTTACTTCCAACAGAAGTACATTGTACTGACGGAAAAGGTTTATATTTGCCAATATTGAATTGCTCCATTTTGGCATTCGTGCTTGTAACTGATAGATTGGGAAAAATGTCATGCCATGCGTAATCATCATCATTAGTAACAATGTCGTATACTCCATCGTAGTACATTCGTGTAATGTCGCCACTGTGTGAATAAAATAGGCTGTAGTCTTTTGGAAACCAACCGGCAACTGCCGAATGAAAAAATTTCTCAATCGTACTCTTTCCAGCTCCTGGCACTAGACTCACGCACAATATGTCGTATTTATCATCAATCATGCCTTGCAGTGCATCCACAAGTCCGATTTTGATTAGTTGTTTCCTGCGTGGCATATAAAATCGGTCTTTAGGCTCACGCTTTTTCTCTATGTACTGAAAATAACTGTCAACTATTTTGTTTTGAGCTTCGAGTAACAAAACCTCATATTTTTTGTTTATCAGCTCATATGTGGTTTTGTGGTCGAATGCGTATTTTTCCAAATCCCAAATCGTACCACCTGTTTTAGCCGTGCAGAAGTCCTCTATAAGCTCTTTTGCCCTCTTAGTGAGTTGTAGTCCATACTCAATATCTTTCTCGCCATTTATGGCTACACTGCAAGCGTCTACATAGGCATTAATTACTTGCTCGTCTTTCCCTTTATCCTTTATGTAGTTTTCATATCCGTTTACTGTGGAAATAAGGCTCTGACTAGCCATAAGAAAAGCACCTCCACTTTTAAAAAGCAAAGGTGCTTATAGACCTCTGCCTATAACTGTTTTAGGGTAGCGACTACAATCAATCTGTAGCCGGTAAAATTTTATTAGAATGTTGGCATTGCTTCATTGCAAACCGGATGCAATTTCTGTAAAAGTGCATTATAATTATCAATTACATGTCTTACCGAAGCTATGTATGTTTTAATACCATATCTTTGTGCTGTATCTCTTTCGATATAACAGCCGTTCCAATCATATGCTTCATCAATTCCGATAAATACATCAGCCTGTGCCAGCTTCTTAAGGCTTTCACCTAAATACCATACGGCTTCTTTGCTATCTTTAGGTAGGTTATCCTCAATGTAGCTATCGATAAGCTCTAATTCCTCGCCCTCGTATATTTCAGCAATCTTTTTCATTTTCTGAATACTTGCTTTGATTTCTTCCTCTGTTCTGCCTTTCATCGGCACACTTACAAATAACTTCTTCATGTTCTCAATCTTCTCCTTTTCTATGTTTTATCAACCTTTATCTTTCTAAGGTCAGCAGCTACAATTAGTCCGTAGTCGGTAATATCACTTAATCAATATCTGCAATGCTTTCTACGAAGCAGTTATAATAGATATATCTCTTACCATTAAGGTCAAACTTAACATATCCGCCATCGTTTGTATCAATGTCAATCTTGCCTTTGTATGTTGCAAGTTCTTTACCATCTGCCGTGTATACAGTAATTGTTCTTTGCATACCGCCATTTACATCACTTTTCATATCTGTTACCATTCTGTCCCATGACGCACATCCGGTCATTCCAAAACACAATGTCAATCCTAATACAACTGCTATAATTTTCTTCTTCATAATTTCTTCCTTTCTGCTCGTATCAAATAATATTTAATTTCTGAAATGTCTTATATATTTTCGGGGTTTGAATTGCAAGCCAGTCAACCATTTCCTCATTCTTCGCCCATGCACCATCAAACCGATTTGAACTATCAGACAGTCCGCTCTCATTCAGAAAAGCGTGCATAATTTCATGTCTTAAGGTCTTTTTGCGATATATTTCCTGCGCTTTTTCGTCCATGCCTACAAAGTATTTTTCTTCGGACATATCGGCAACTACAATCAACTTGTTTTCTTCTTCACAATAGCCTGCAAGACCTTTTTCCTCCATGTAGCTGTCCTCTGATACTTTGTGGGTTTCGATTCTGTATTCTGTTCCAAGAATATCTATTTTCATTGTATTACCACAAACAAGAAACTCGTTCTGTGATACTTTTCTTTCCGAGTGGGCTTTGTCTAATTCTTTTTGAAGTCTTGTTATTTCTTCTTCCATTGTTTTAATTATATTTGGGCTTCCCATATTCTCGCTCCTTAAAGCAATCTTTCAGTGCTTGCCTGTCTGCTTCAATATCTGCCTCAATGGCAAGTTCATCTTCCAAAGTGGAACAATCTATACGTTTACCATTTCTACCGCCTATTTCGTGCGATTGTGCTTCTCTAAGTGCCTCACGTTCTATTGATTTAATTACTTCTGCCATGCTCATTACTCAAACGCTCCCTCAAATCCTTGCAACTATATGTTCTTTTGCAAAATCTTTTTTAGCTTCATCGTAGATAACCGAACTATTTTTATCAGTTTTCAGTCTATCAAATTCGCAAGTAACCTTTATACCATCTTTATTACTGCATTCTGCATGATAATTAATAACACGTACTTTCTTCTGCCATTTCCCATTGGCATAAATCTTTGTGTAACCGCCAGCTCTCGTTTTAATGATTATTTTACTTCTTGTTTTCTTCATTTATGCACAACACCTTTCCTGACACTTCGACACATTCTTCTCTCTTTTCTTCGTTTGTACACTTGCCATCTGCATTGTATCGGCAAGAAGTCAGATTGCATTTTTTATTTTCATAAGCATTGTTCACATTATCAATCCATTCACGAAGCGGAACATTATTGATTGTGGCATTGTCTAATGCTTCGTCAACCGCTTTTTGCACTATTTCTTGTATTGATATTTTCATTTCTCATAAACCCCCTCAAAATCTTCCATGCATTTATAGCACAAGTCGTATGTGGTATTAAAAATGCCGTTCTTTGTAACCGAATTTCCGCACAGTATTCCTTTTTCAATTTCTGCACCACATCTATCGCAAGTGCACCATTTTCTTTCATGCTCCATTTTTCATAAACCTCTTAAAATCTCTCCTACACTTAGGGCATAAGTCGTATTGCGTATCATCTCTCCATATAACCATTGGAAACGCTTCCTTTGCCAAATCTTTGGCTGTGCATATGCTTTTTTCGTGAAGAGGTTTTATCTCTCTTGTTTTGATATATGCATATTTTTCATCGTATCGTATTATTTCTTTTCCGCACCTGTCGCAAGTGCGCCATTCTTTTTGATGTTTCATTCTTCCACCAACTTTCTAATCGCCATACATAAACATATTTCCAAAATAGAAATCATTTAGTGCTTTTTCTAATTCGTCTTTGTACCTAAATGGACTTAAAGGGCTTTTTATTTCTTCCCTCAATACAGGTGACATATTGTCTATTAAAATGTTTTGTGTAGCACTTGCAAGATTTTGTGGTGGCAAATCCGCTAAGGCGCATAACTCCATTCTTTTATGGTCGCATTTTTCAGATTTAGGGCAACTTTTACATTTTTCTGCTAATTTACTTAAAGGTTCCGCCATCATTCCACCAACTTTCTACCGCAGATAGGGCAAAATTTTATATCTTCAATTTCAATTCCAGACATAAAAGGGTCACTACATCCGAAAAATAAATGAAATGCATTTTCAAATTCAACAATTTGTGTTTCATTTTTTTCGGGATAATATCCGCCTCTAAAAACTCCTTGCTTGATTTTTTCCAATTTTCCTATTTTGCAACAAAACTCACACATGCTCCTCACTTCTCCTTTGCCTTAAACAGTGTGTCAGGAAATGGAATACCTAAAAAATGCATATTTGCGTACTTCCTAAATGTCGGCACGCTCATGCAGGCTATCTTTGCAGCTTGTGCCTGTGAACATCTGCCATATGCATATTCCATTAATCCCTCTCGGAATGAGTCGATATTTCGTGTTTTAACTCCTTTTGCCATATTTATACCTCCATTTTTTGCTTTTCAATTTGATGTTTGTGTTTTGCCATCTCTCTGTGCATTTTATACTTCATATTTTCACAGCCGATTTCTTTTAGCTCTGTTTTAAAATTATCAAAGTCGCTGTCATTTTTGATGTATACATTGACATATCTATCTATTTGCGGTCTTGTCATAATTACACCATTTTCAGTAAATACTTTTCTGATATAGTTGGTGTAATAGCAATAGCCTTTGACTTTTTCGTGATATAACCCCCAAAAATAATCCGCATTTTCCTTTGTTTCAAACTTTGCTCTAATCTCATTGTTTGAAATATGGCTGTAGCAATGTCTGCATAATGTAATTAAATTGCTTTCTCTATCATCTCCACACAATGAAGCCGTTCTTATGTGTGCCATCACCAATGCCCTGTATTCTCTACTGCTTTTTCCACAATATTGGCAAGTGTAATTATCTCTCTCAAAAATTTTAGTCTGTAAATCTTTATATGAACTCATAGTGAATACCTCCTACCACTCTTTGCTTTCACACCAACTGCTCTTACAAACATGGTTCATAATGTTGGTCAAAACTTTTTCAGAAGAAAAATGTGCCAAGCTGTAATCGCATTGTGTTGAAAACTTTGTATTGAAATATTCATCAACTAACATCTTGTAGTCTGTATTATCTTTCATGTTGCTTATCGTTGAGTAATAATTGTCCGTATATCCGTCACGCTCTATTTCAGTTTCTTTTGTTAAACTGTCTACCACTCTTGATAAAACCTTGTCTGTTAATGGATAGTGATATTCTCCGGTGTATTCTCTATGCTTGCCTAGGAAGTATTCAAAGAATAACTTTACATTTTCTTTAAGTGTTTCATCGTTAGTCCAATCATAGGCTATCTTACCAGCTCTGTTTACCATTCTTTCTTCGGCAACTTCCCAATCTTTTTGAGAGTATTCGCTTATCGGCTTAAACTCTTTCACTTTTTTATCTTTAGGTGAAAAAGAATTACACTGTTCTCTGTTAAGAGAATTACTTTTAGTATTTAATGTTTCGTAATTAGTGTTAAGGTAATCATTATTAGTAATCCCTGTTAAAAGAGTTACACCTTGTGGCATTCCCGAATTACACTTTGTGTTATTCCCTTGGGAATTACATTTTGTGTCATTCCCGTCTGCCTGTTTATGTAATTCCTGTCCTCTATCTTCTGCTATAACCTCTTGTCTGATATTTTCTTCCCATTTTTTAACTTCTGCGTTGATAACATCATAATTAGGTCTTATATGTATAGTCGGCATTGAGTTGAATTTGTATTTTGCTGTAATTACAAATTTCTTTTTCACCAACGATTTAATTGCTTTATCATACTGTCTTTCAGTAATCCTTATTTCTTCCCACCAGTCTTTTCTTTGCTTTGCAATCCAATATTCGTCGTTCTTGTATATCTTAACTTTGCTCTTATTGTCTTTACTTGGCGCAAACCAATATAAAATCCTTGATAAAAGTGTTCCCTCTATCAAGTCACCTGTTATGTCAATGTATTTATGGAATGTGTGATTGCACCTTGCTGATGATAAGAAATTAACTTTTGTTTGGATTTCATTTTCTGATAGCATATTTATTACCTGCCTTTCTGATAATAGCCTTATTAACAAAACAACAAACAGGCACTAAGGCTTGTGCTTTTCGGTAGCTAACCTAGTTTGTTGTAATTGATGTGGTGTGGATTTGAACCACACATGATTGTCGCGACTCTCGTCATCTAAGTTGCCGGTTTCAACGAATTATCTTACGGCAATAGCGTTTACCCATTCCGCCACACATCAACTCACATACGGGTTGGTTTTAGGATAATACAGGTAACCAACAACTATATTTCCATTTCACTTATATGTGAGAACGCCGACAGCAGGAATCGAACCTACACAACATTTCTGTTGGATAGCTTAGCAAGCTATTGGAATACCTTTATCCCATATCGGCACGCGCCGTGGCAACACTGATTGTCACCACGAATAGCCTTTTGTACTTCAAGGCTACGTAGTGCTACTAACACTACTAAATCGGCAAGGTTGGGAATCGAACCCACGACAAATCAGCTAATAGCCGACTGCTCTACCACTGAGCTACATGCCGTTAAAACAGGACCGACCTAATAGTCCTGTTTTAGCAAAAAAAATACGAAAAATTTCATTAAAGGGAAGAACCCTTAATTGCAGAAATGATACTATGCAACAGTTAGTCGGCACCTTTAGACAGGGACATGCGTTATGATTTTCTGATGTTTATTGGTAGAGTGTTGCCCGGCTGTTTACCCGACTTGTATCTCACGCAACACCTTGTAGCTGCTACCATATCTTACGCTATATTTTATTTCTGCAAGCTGACTTGGTAGGACTCGAACCTACAACTACTTGATTAACAGTCAAGCGTTCTACCTGTTGAACTACAAGCCAGTAATGAGGGTGAAGTCTAAGGAGTGGCTACACCCTCCGGAGATATAAATTTGTATGTGCTGTAGGAAAAGAACTAACGAAACCTACAACAAAGGACATGTGAGGGATTGCACCTCACCTAAGACTCATATGATTTGAGTTGCCCTAGTTTAACAATTAAAGGGGGTATATATGTCTACTCTGCCTATTACAGATGTCTTTACGACAGGTTGGTTTTCACGCTCGTGCATTGTGGGATTATACACGATTAAACCCTCACGAGCCTTGTGACGGCCCTTAACAGCTTTCCACTATGAGGGCGAAAGGAACTACTAAGTCCAATGTCGGGGAACCAAGTAAACCCCGAACAGGGCATGTTGGATTTGAACCAACGAAATGCGGGAATCAAAATCCCGTGCCTTACCGCTTGGCGAATGCCCTATATCTACTGCCACATGAATGCTATGGCAAGTATTTGACCGAGCATTACCGCAGCGCCGAAAAGTCTCGAGCTAACTGTCTCTTTTTCGTTTAATGTAGCACTTGTCATTCCAAGCGCAATTAATGTCAGCCATACTGTTGTTGCAATTTTTAGTACAAACATGATTTACACCTCAAAATCTAATTATCTTCATTTTCTTTCAATACCGACTCAGCTATGCACGCAAGAACTAAAAACACTATTGAGACTACCATTGAGCATCGGTCAGAAAAGAGTATTCCGTAAAACATACAAAATAAAATTATCCATGTATACAGGCCCTTAAGAAACATTGGCATGAATTTATAAACAATCTTGTCGAAAATCTTCCATTTGCGCTTAGATTTAAGCTCATGAGCCTTAATTGTGTACCATGCAGCCTTACTCATATCCTCAATTACAGAGCCTTTATGCCCGGCACGATATTTATACTTGTATGCAGTAATTTCACACCATTTAGCCACATCCTTAAGCCCGTAAATGTCAATCATTTCATCAATACATTCTTTACGATTAGGCAAGTTATAGTGGCTAGGGTGATTTACCATATCGGAATTAATTTTATTAGACTCAAATCCTGTTAATTTCATCACTGTTAGCTCCTTTGCTGTTATATATTATATATAACTAATATTTAATCATAGTTGTATGTATATATATTATTATTGTGTATGTTGTTTAATTAATATATAACTTATGTTATAATAATAAATACTGCTTGGTGAGGTTAAGGTATGGGTAAGAGCCTTTTTGTTTTGGCGGATATTTTGGGGGCTAAGTGGGGCGGTTTGCCGCTTTTCATATATACCCCCGGGGCACCCAATGCGTGCGTTTTTCAGTCCTCAAACATCAAGCATTTTAAATTATATCTATTGCATGTACAATTCATCTATACTCTTTCAACTCTTCGCTAAACAACTGTTTTGTGAATAGTTATAATAATTCGATAGCCCTCAAAGCCTTATAAATCAAGGGATTAGAATTGTATGTATTGTATATACAATTACTTGGCATTATCAACCATGTTATCACCTGATAATGCTTTAATATTCTGACTATTTGCACCGCCTAACTGTGGTAATTCGTTGGCGCTTAAAGCTCTCGCTTGTGTAGCTTCGTAGCCGATTCCCGGCTGATTCATGCCAAACTCATTATTGCCAACGAACATAGCACCGACAGGGGATTTATTGTCGTATGCTCTATCCTTGATACAATCTTTACGGATTCCTTGCAATTTTTTCCAAATCTCGTAACTGATAGGGCTTGATTCTTTGTTTAGTCTCCAATTATCTATAACGCCACAATCTATATTGCACCAACTACTAAATGCCACAGTACTACATAGTTTATTATATATATCACTAAAATATATATACTCATCACATATACAGTTTAATATATTATAATTATATCTATTGTAGTTAGTAGGTATATATGGATTATCATATAATTGTTTATCCTTTAAAATACTATTGTCATTGAATATAATCTCTCCGACTCTTTTACAAACAGCTTTCCAAGGTCTTTGACCCTCGCTTTTCAAATCGTCAATTTGCAGTTCTTGACAAGCCTGTTCTATAGCCCTCTCGAAGTCCTCCCGATAGAGCTGGAAAGTGCCAAAATCAGCAATCAAATGTTTAGTTATATTTCCTTTAATTTTTTCCATCTCAGCACCTCAAAATCATAAAATAAAAAAGCCCGCACCGCTTGGAGTAATTCCAAACAGTACGGGTAACCGGCTTCCGCTTATTAATTAAATTTAAAATAATAATAATCAAATATACTTATTTTGTCAATATATTGAATTGTTTAATATATAACAACAACTGTATTGATTAATATATACCACATTACACACATATATATTTATATTATATAAAAATAAAAAAGCCGGTCACAAAAACCGACTTTTTGAAAAACAATATTTAATTTTTAAATTTCAATACTAAATTCGTCTTTTAGCACTGCTTCAAAGCTTGGCTCTAATTCACAATAGCGTTTTAAAAACTCTATCGGCTCGCATGGTGCTAATTCGTGGTGAACCTTTTCTCGTGTCTCATCATCCATTAGAACGGCTATAGCGTCCATTTTTTCTTGTGTTATTCTCATTTTTCCACCCCCTTAATCCTCTTCGCAATCCTCAATTTTCCAATTAGGCCTCATCCCCTGGGCTTCCCATATGAGATAATTTCTCATGTCGTCAATATCTTCGATTTCCGCCCACTTGTTATGCTCCTCTTCAAGCTCTGCGTTTGGCTCAAACCACGCTTTGACCTCTTCAAAAGTCTTTGGCTTACTATATTCGGCTCTATTGTCTGCGTCAACTATTCTGTATTTCATACTCTTTATACCTCCAATTATTGATTTTTTGTTATCTATTCGACTTTGAATTTATCCAGGTATTTATCAATTAACTTGTCTGCACGGCCCATATATCCAAGTGCAAGACTTTCAGCCTCTTCGTAGCTCAAGCCGTCCAACTTATACGTGCTATCGTCTGCCACATCTTCAACCGGCTCAAAGCCAATTACGGGCAAATTGCAGCCACTCAAGCAATTGTTAATACTGTTAACGCTTGTCTCGCTTAATAAATCAACTATAAGCGGATAATTGCCACTTTCGGAGATAAAAATATCCCTTTTGTTGTCGCTTAAAAATTCCTTTTGAACTCTTAGCCACTCAATCGTTTCTTTTTGTTCTTCTGTCATCAATTTAAATTTGCTCATGCTTTATCTCCTTTCAAACTTGTTGACTTGTTACAAGTACATTATATGTATTAGTGCTTAATTTGTCAATACCTTTTTATACATTTTGTGCTTAATCAATCAAGCCCGGAATTTTGGAATTTAGATTAAAGCACTTAATTATAATTATCGCATGCAATAATGATACATCTTTAACTAATCTTTTCCTATATTTATAAAAAATTGCGTCCGGGATTCCTGTTATCTGCTCAAAATCCGCATATCTATAGCCTTTTGAAAATAAAATTGCAATTTCATCGAGAAAACTATTAATTGTTTTAGTTGCTACTTTTTCCGCCTCGCACCTCGTTAAATTATCCGCAAACATTGCATATATTATAATATAATTACGTAAGCGCGGCATTCTTGAGCCGTTAGCATATGCGTTAATCGATTTGTAATTTAATTTTTTTCGTGCTGCAAGTTCTTTGCAGGTTATGCCCTCTTTATTAACATTATAATTGATGAGCTGTGATATTTTTGCAGTTATTTCTTGATTCGTCATTTTACACCCTTACCACTATATATTAGCGCCTTATATGTAATATGGTTATTTCTTCATTCTATCCATTTTGTCAAGTTCCGATAATATAAGTTCTCGGGCAAAAGCACTTGTTTTTAGTCCGTATGCATTTATTCTGTCTATTGTTCCCAAAGGCAAAATAATATTTATTCTATCTTTATTTTTCATGCACTTTTTGACGGCTTCACGATTTTTCTTTGCCTGTATTTCCTTTATATTATCCATTTAATACGCCTCTTTTCTACATTTATTTATATTATTATATTATAAAATGTGCTTAATATCAATATATTTTTAGTGCTTAATCAAAATGCACAAAAGCAGTGTAAGTATTAGTGCTTAATTTTATGTATTATGCCAATTGTATTAGTGCTTAATGTTTGATATACTTTAGTCAAGTCGAAAGGCAAGGAACAAAATAAAAAAGCCTGTCGCAGAGCTGACAACCAAACGACAGGCACCAAACAAATAATATGAAAGGCGCGTATATTATAACATACGTGTAAAAAGGTGTAAACATGGAATATTACTATTTATCAGCAATCAAAGAGGATGTAAAAAATTATATCGACGATGAAATAACAATTTCTGATTTTTCAGACCGTGACGAGCTGGAGAACTACTTAAATAGCGAGTTATGGGCTTGCGACAGCGTAACCGGCAACGCGAGCGGTAGTTATACCATGAACCGCTTAACAGCTAGAGACTATGTTATCGACAATATAGATGAGCTTAACGATGCCGTCGAAAATCTTGGAATTGACAAAAACGTCGTTGGTGAGAAGTTCCTCGATGAGGAATTTGAATGGTGCGACGTAACAATTAGATGTAACTTGTTATCAAGTGCAATTAGTGAAGTACTCGACAGCATGGAGCAAAACAACGAACTAGATTTTGACGATGACAACGAGTAATTAGCATTTAAGCCGGTGCAAGTTCACCAGCTTTATATTAATCTGTTGAGGGCTACCAATTAAAAGCGGTTATAAGTGCATATATTAACGTTTTGAGCGTTTGAGGGCTACCGGCTTTTGTGGTCATAAGTGCATATATACAGGCATTCGCGGATAATGTAAAGCCGTATCGGTGTGGTATTTGAACTTGCGACAAGTGGAGCGATTAATAAACGTGGGGAATAGCAAGCGCAGAGCAACGAGCGTTAGACATGCTAAAGTGTGTAAGATATGCAGCACACTATAAACATTTTGCATACATATATAGGTGATTTGCGTTATTGCACCTATAACAACAGATTAACGCACGCATGACCGCGAAAGAGTCAAAAAAGTAACTTATAAACCATGCACGAATAGAAAAGGGGGTTGATGGATGAACGATAACGAACTAACCACGCTTGACGCTGTAGAACGTGAAATAAGAGCACGCTACAACGGCAAATATCAAAGCGCGCCGGAATATCAAGCAAGCGAGCGCGCCACACGCAAAGCGATAACAAATATTTTTAGAACTGTCGCAGAGTCGGGAACGTGTAACGATATTACCACGCTTATTAGTGGCAAGGAATACCGCCGGACGGCTTTCTCCAATTATCTACAGCATAAAAACTATATAAGCCCAATAATTAAGGCTTGTTATAGATAGGGGGGTGTATTATGTCTAATTATGAATACTTGGGGAAAAAGGAAATATTTAAGCGCGTCCAGGTGCTAGGCTATGAAATGCCAAAAATAAGCGACTTTAGTTATATCAAGTATGATTGCATAGAGTGGATGGAATCGCACGAGTTAAAAATAACAGTTCAAAGGTGCGGTGAATGGTTGCAAGTCGTAGAGAAGCACGCGCACGTTCACCCGGTCACACTGTTTTGTGACTATCAAGCCGGTGAATATATCACGCGTTACCACTAGGGATATTTTTATATCCCTTTTTGCTGTGCCAAAAATCAAGCGTGCAGCCGCTGGAGCTGTCGCAAGTTGTCCGGGTATAGTTCCGGGTGCTGTAGTACATTGACAAATTAACAAAAATATTCTATGATTTTATGATATACACATTTAAGCCGTGTATTTGACGTTTTAAGGGCTTTAAAACGTGTTAGCGTGGATTTTATCGAGTGCGCTATAATAAGCCGCAAAACAAGCCGTTTACAATGCCTAAAAATATAATTATAGCATTGCAAGCCGTCAAGCCGTGTTGGGTGTGACATGTTACGAGCCGGGCGCACCAATCCATAGAAAATGTTTGAATTTTCAGAAAACTTCACTCAATTAAAGTGTGGTGCGAGTTCTTTGCAAGTTTTCGACAAGTTTTTGCAAAATTTTGCAGACGGATTTTTGAAATCAAAAAAGTCAAAGGTAGGGGGGTATCAAAATATTTTAGGATTTTTTTGAATTTTGAATCGCCAAAAAATAAATGCTCTTGGCGCTGTAGTCACTCTCTCCTAGTTTCTCAATCAATTTCTGCCGTGTCATTTCCGGATTAGTCCGGTGTATGTATTCTAATAGTCTGTCTATTTTATCCATATTTTTGCTCCAATAAATTAAATATTTTGTCAGCTGTATATACAATATTCCGTCCGTACAAGCTCATAAAGTCTGCGATTATTTCCTCTGTCTCTATGTCAATGTCACAGCCGTATGAGAACGAGTACACATGCACTAGCTCGTGGCATAGTATCTTGTCGGCCATGTAATCAGACACATTATCAGCTATCGTAATAGTCTTAGTTGTATTATCGGTTACTCCTAAACTTATAGTGCCGTCAGACCGCTTTAATTCGCTTGATGTGGGCTTTTTAAATTGTATGTGCCACAATATATCGTTAACTCTTATATTCATGCTTATACCCTCTAAAAATGGCTATGAGCATTACTGCCCATAGCCTTAATAATTACAGTTTTGACGCAAGATTGCTCATTTTGGTGCGCAAAAGGTTGCGTTCATCAGGTGTCATGTCATTTAAAAGCTCCGATATATCTCCGCTCAATTCACGAATATACATGTCAAGGGCTTTCATTTTATGCTCTTTGTCCTCTGTTGAAGCTCCTTTGTGCATTTCTTTTGTCTCGGTATAATGTCTCTTTGCTCTGTCATAATTGCTTTCACTCACATGTGGTGCAATCGGTTCAGAGTAGTACATCTTACCTCGGCTCTTATCCATGTCACGCATATACTCCATGTCGTTGTAGTTTACCGGCATGTGATATAGTGGCTCGGTGTATCTCCTGTAATCGTCTCTTGAATTTTCCATAGCTTCAACAATCAGATATTCCTTGTCAAATTCTACGATGTTCTTAATAATCTCGGTAAAATCCTTTAAATCGTCAAGATTTTGTCCCTCAAAATTGTCAATTCCAATTCCGTCAACTTTAGCCTTGACGCATTCCATTATCTGTTTAGCCCATTTATGCATATCATCAAGCCTCCCTTACTGCGATTAAGTTACTATTCTGTACTTCAATAGCCTGTGTAGATGTATTCTGCACCGCTACAGTACTGCAACAGCCACAAGGTACATCCACGTAGGCCTGAGCCGAAACGTTAAATAAATTTTGTACTGCTGCCGGTGTTACAATCATTCGTGTTGACTGTAAAGGCTCTCCGTCTACCGCAATGGCAAGTGATATAGCTCCAACTGTACCGCCTGTAGGTATCTGAATGTTGCCACTATAAGATACTAAAAATCTAGCCTTGCACTGATTAGTAATACCTCTTAGCTTAATAATTCCGCTACCCTGTCTGTGGACTATACATTTAGTCCCACATACCGGTGTTTCTGTAAATGCCACATCTTCTCCGGCTGAAACAGTCTGTAATGCAATTCCTGTTATTTCCATTATCTTTACCTCTCTTTCACAAAATAAGGGCAAACATTATAGTCTGCCCTTGGGTTATAAGTAATACTGCTTAGCAGACATAATCTCGACTAACTCTTGACTAAACTTGGACTAATCCTCGACTAAAAATGGTTTTTAATCGGTTTAGGTTGAGTTAAACTCAATTAAGATACTCAATTATTCAGTTTTAGCAATTACAGCCGGTATTGCAACCACAGCCATATGCATAAGCATTTGGGTTAGGCACAACATAAGCTGGAATAGCCGTAGGATTTACAGAGTTGACAATCTGCTGTGTCTGTGCTGTCATTGCAGTAGTCAGAAGTGCATTTTGTCTATCCTGTGAAGCAGAAAGTTCAAGTTTCTGCACCTTATCTCTCAAATCCGCATTTTCCTTTGTACATAAGTAATCAAGAATAGCCCTCGTTCCTGCCTGCTGACTATCAATGATGTCTCTTGTGTTGCTATTCATTGTGTTTTGTAAAGCACAAGTGTTAGTTGCTAAGTTGTAATTAATTCCCTGGATGGCTTCTCTCGTCTCACAGCAGCAGTTAGCAAGCTGTGACTGTAAAGCGTTGGTATTCTGCATATTAGCAACTGTGTCAGCGTTTACCGCCTGTTGTATGCCGTATCCGGTCTGCATGATATTTGTGTTAATACCATTAAAGCCTGTGAGTATACTGTTGTTCATGGCATAAAAGCCGTCACAAAGTCCGTTAGAAATGCCATCTAACTTGCTGATAACCGCCTGATTGTCAAATCCTCTCTGAATTTCGCTTCCGACACCACCATTAGTGCCGCCAAAACCACCAAAGCCGTTACCCCAGCCCCCAAATATCGCAAATACTACGATAAGGAACCAAAGCCATGAGCCGTCATTCCAGTTATTTCCGTTGTTGTTTCCGTCCAAATTCGCCACAATAGGTACGCTTGGACAATTTCCTGTGTTGAACATCTGTTTTACCTCCAAAATTTATTTCATAAAGAGCCGTGCGCACGTTCTCTCATATGCTATATCCCAAAATTACCTTTAATCTGCTTTATTACATCATCAGGATTAATGCCCTTTTCTTTGCATAGGTTTCTTGCCATTTGCTCAATTCCCTTGCCGTTTCCGCTTTGAGCCATGCTCATTGCATTCTGAATCATTGGATTTTTCATTACGCGATTATTGCTCATTATCTGTTGCATTATTCCCATTACATTCATACTTTTTCACTCTCCTTGTTTTGTGTTCGTGGAGTTTTTCTCTGCGCTCCTAAAGATAATTGCTCAATTTTCTCAGATAGTTCGTTGAGCTTTGCCATAATGCCCTCTGTGGCTTTTTCTGATAGGTCAAATTCAAGCTTTTCCGTGTCACCAGATAAAATGTCTGTCTTATCGTTTAAAACCGGCTTAAAAGTCAATGTGCGTATTGTTCCGTCAGCATTCCAGCTCTTGGCATATATCTCCGTTAAATCCTGTTTTGGAAAAAATGCTACACTGCCATCCATTGGCACCTCGTTGGGATTAATCGTCTCAATTGCTTGTACTACTCTGCCACTTATTCCTTGTGTTGGTTCAGGCTGTTGGTATCTCTGATAGCTCGCCATTGGGTTGTACTGATATGCTCCATAATTAGGTGTATAATTCATCATTGGTTGCTGATACGGCATGTTCATCTTTGTTTTCCTCCAAAACTTCCTCTATCGCTTTAATGACAAGGGATAATGTCATTAGGTCGATTTTTTGTAACTCACTTTTAGCAAATATTTTTTCTCTCACATCATCGTCAAACATAACATCATCTCCTTATGCCTAAATTGTTGCATAAAAAAAGAGAAGAGCATTTCCATGTTCTTCTCTAATTATTGTCATGCATAAGGTTTTTCCATGTACCATTCATGTACCAATAGTGTACCATTTTTTGTTTATTTATGTGAATATATAACGAATTATATAAAATTAAGATTTCATGTGAAACATCGTAAAATTGAGGTATGTTGCGGTTTGTGAGGATATAATGAACTATGTTAAATACCTCTCGTAGCAACGATGCCTAATTTCATTTTTGATTTTACCTATTCAAAAATCCATTGTTTAAGGGATTTTTGCCTTTCTATTTTTGATTTATGTACCAATTTTGTACCAATTTAATTGGATATACTATATTTTTGATTATTTTATATTACTTTGAGTGCTTCTGCCACTCTGTCCATTTCTAAGTTCTTTTGCTCGTCTGTCGTGTGAACGTAAAGGTTCATTGTGATACCTATGTTCGAGTGTCCTAATATTGTCTGCAAGGTTTTTGGAGTCATACCGGCTTCAATACATCTTGTTGCGAATGTATGTCTTAATACGTGCATTGAAAATCTCGGTATCTGTGCTCTGTCACACGCTTTGTAAATTCCGGTATCATATGTGCTGTTTTTCACAGGTGCCCCGGTCTTGCACAGAAACACTCTGTCTCTCCATTGAATGTCAATAAATTTGAATGAAGCATTTTTGGCTTTCTGCAATTTCAATAGCGATACGGCTTCATCAGTGAGTGGAATTGTCCTATATCCTGATTTGCTCTTAGGCGGTCCCTCTCGCCATTCACCTGTTGAATGTCTGTACTCTAAGCTCCTGACGATTTTGATTGTTTTGGCTTTAAAGTCTACATCTTCCCATTTAAGCCCCACAAGCTCGCCTGTCCTTAGCCCAGTCTGCAAGGCAAATCTGTATTGATACTCATATGATGTGCCTTTGATAGCTTCGCAGAATTTTTTCTGATTTTCAATCGTCAATGCTTCTTTCTTTGAGGATTCCTTACCTATGTCGGATTTCACCATGCGGTTGCACGGATTTTTGGGGATAATCTCGCTTTGATATGCATAGTCAAGCATGTTGTATAGCGCTATGCGCGTCTGATATATCGTTGCCGTTCTGTAATCCTCGTCAGCCATATTAGTCATTATCTTTTGACAGTGGAGCGTATTAACCTCTCGCAGTATCTTATTTCCGATAACAGGCTTTATGTTGCGTTTGTATCTCTCAGTGTAATTTCTTAGCGTGTTCGGTCTTACTGTGCGCTTCTTAACGCTTATCCAGTAGTCAAACCATGCATCAACCAACATGTCAGACGGAAAGTCGGGGTTGCTGTGCTCATCAGTGTACTGCTCATCGGCAAGCCACTTTTTGCACTCTTGCAGTTTAGCGAATAATTTCTGCACTCGCTTTCCACTCCTTGTCGTGTATCTGCCAACATAGTACTTGTCTTTTCTCTGACTAATGCCTCTACCTAGTTCTTTACCTTTCAAGTCCTTTCCCATATTAAATTTTCGCTCCTTTCACTTATGGAAAAGCCTTATGCAATTTATTATAATATCACATAAGGCTACATAAGTCCACATTTGATTATATCTCTATCGACTCTGCGATATACTTTTCAAACTCTTTCCGCTTGATTAATCGTCTCTTTCCGACATACATAACAAATTGGCACCTTGGGTTGTTTGTTATTTCTCGGAGCTTATTCACTCCGATATTACTGTATTCCGCAGCTTCATCAATCGTCAGCGTTACCTTTTCCCATATTGGCACTTTGTTAATCATCGCCTGACTCCTTTCTATCTTTTCCTTAATGGTTGCCACTCTCCGGGAAGTGGTTGTTTTTGAAATTAATAGTCTCTGTGATACCTCTTCAAGGCTTTTATCAGCAACTAGCAACTCAAAAACTTCCGCTTCCTCATTGGTGAAATTGGCATTTTTCAAAATTTCTTCAAGTTCCGGTCTAGTCAGTTTTGAAAACTTCATAGACCTTATCTCCTATTCTTCGGTTTTGTTTGCACTGTGTATACAAGTATTTGAGTATCGGCATGAGCTGTTGCACGGCTTGTTGTCCTCGTATACACATTGTCTTTTAATCGGTTCTATATCACTTATAGTTCTGCTGTTCATCTTATCATCACTTCCTTTTTATACTGCTCTGCCATATATTGTCCGTAGCTCATGCCCTTACTTTTAGCAATCTCGCAGATTTCCGCAAGTTTGTTTTTCTTGATAGGCTTTCTTTTAAGCCTTTTCTTTTCTCTGATTTTTCTTAATTCCGTAGCTCTCTGCTGTCTATGTGCTTCGCAACACGTATTTTGGTTAGCTGCGGTCGGTGTAAATATCTCGCTACAGACTACACATTTAATTGGTTTGTAGTGCTTCATTGTTTGCCTCTCCATATTTCTTCATCAAGAATATACTGTCTGATAAATCTATCTGCGTACTGTGGGTGCATCATTGACCTCTCTGTTTTTCTTGATGTTTGGCATGTTCCCTTTACATCTGCGATAATACGTTTCTTAACATATTCAAGTGGTTCAAATACAAGATTATTTTTAGGCACACAGCCAATAAACCAATACTGTGTAGGCTTTTTATAATAATCTCCGTTCTTTGTGCGGTCTTTATCAACAAACGTGGGCTGTATGCACCAATATGTAGTCAGATAATGTGGTTGCGTGTATGGATTCTCGATTATTAATTTCAATCCTTTTCTTATTGCTACAATTACCATTTTACATAATAGTACATACAACTCTGTTAGCTCATTTTGAAGCGTTATAGAATATTCCAACTTCTTTTCTGTGTTCCAGCCCTTTTGCTGAGTTGCCTGTCCTCTAAACAATAGTGGCACTCTCGCTTCAAATCTTGTACAAGGGAAAAATGCAAATATCAAATCATCAGGGTTTATTTTATCAAACAGACTCGGCTCGCCTTGATACCCCCCCTCTATCTCTTTAAAAAGGTCAGTAACATAGTCGGTTTCGTTAAATTCATTCTGAATATCATAGTCGTAGGCTTCAATTCCATACTTCTTGAAAGCATTCTTGAATGTGCCCGACTGTTCAAATAAACAATGTACTATCATTCTAAATCCACCAAAAGGAAACCTCGGTTTTATGTGCGCACAACCTATTCCTTTCTGATAAATTAATTAATGTTTAATATTTTCACTGCACCACTGCTCTTGTATCTCATCATCAGTCTTATCTCGTCCGTGAATGTCGTACCATGCAAGCACTACCTCTGTCAGACCAATTATGCCGAATACTATGAGGGTGGTGTATACTACTGTTGTTATGTTGGTCATTCTGCATCGCTCCAATCTAAGTCTATTTTCTGACCGCAATTATCACAATATTTCTGTTTGTTAAGTAAGCCCTTACCATTGCAGCAAGGGCATAAAGCAAATTCTTTATCTTCTGTAAAATCCGGTTTCTTCGATACCTGCTTTTCAAGTGCCTGTATTGCTATTCTCATTGCTTCTGCAAGCTCATCTTTAGTTGTATTTAGTGGTATCCCTTGGGGACTACTAAAGGATGTTGCAAAAACAATAGTATTACAGATTTTAATTGCTTCACTCTCTGTCATGCTATCCCTCGCTTTCTAATAATTCTGCATTATCAAAGATGTTTCCGACAACTTCATATTCAGTATCATATTCAAGCCTGCACCCATTCTCCGTTATCAAGTCGCTTTGCCTTGAATAAGTATCTATCTTCCATATTCTGTCCTATTCTGTTTCTGATTGAAGCCAATCTAACATACATTTTTTACATGCATCTTTATCATTCGGATGGATGCACGTATCATGGTTTCCTTTTTTCCAATTAACCATATGTGGACAAAGATTGAACTCTGCTAACTCTTCATCCGACATATTCCTTATCCTGTCGGCATTGGTCTGCTTATCGCTTTCCACAATTTCAAAATATGTATCAATGTAACCTAATACAGTTTTTAAATCGTAAGAGCTATATCCGATAGAATAATCCTTTTTACCAACCTGTCTGTACTTCAATTCATAATAAGGCTTATCGTCTAGCGTTCGTGCGATTATTTCTAAGCTGTCGACTTTAGCCTTATTTATCTTCGCCTTTCTGCTATCGCATTTGCAACAAGGCTCATTATCTCTTGAATTACTGTTATGCTGACAGTTACAAGTGTGTGCTTTTTCTTCTATGGCTAAGTCAAGGTAATATTTCAAATTTTTTATCAAACTGATAGTTCCATAGAGTTGTTTTTCCTCAAGCATTTCAACAACTTCCGATATTCTTCTATCAAAATCACGCTTGTTTACACTTTCAAGAAGCTTAATCATTTTCTCCACCTCTCAATTCTTTCAGTTTTGCCTCGGCTTTTTCTTTTGTGGAAAAATATTTGCAGTTTTCCTTGTCGATACTTTCGTTCTCATATATTGCAAGCTCCCTTATAGGTCTTTTCATAACCATTGCATACTTAGGATTGTTTATATCAACAATAAAATACACGTCTTTACAAGGCAATTTAACAAGCCTGCCCTGTTCCTCTAAGTTCTCATAATCAGCAAGTTTTTTAACCATATCTTCAACAATTCCGCAATCGCAGTCCTTGGTAATGCACCTAATGCAATGCGTGCTATATGGAATTATTCTTCCTGTGTGAGAAATTTCTCCATAGTTTCTATTCGTTAATCTCTCCATTACTGCTCCTTTCCGGAAGTTTGGCTAGTTTCCATGGTGTACACCTATCACCACTCCACGATGTTGCTCCATTGCTCCAAGCATAAACTATCCCATTCTCATATTTCGCAAAATATCTTTTACCCCACTCGGAAAAACTGCTATCTCTTATCAGTATTGGCGTATCAACTGCAACTTTTGACCAGTCAATTGGTGGTTCAACATATTCGCTATTCGCCCACTTTTTCATTTCGTTCCTGTCGCACCCCTTGCCTAAAACATAGAACAAGCAATCTTTACACGGCAATTCTTGACACGTTATTGGCTCTAATGTTGCTTTGTTAGCTGCCATCCAGTTACCATTACAAGCAATATCCAAAATCTTTTCTGCAAATTTCTCCCTATTTGTCATTGTTTTGTACTCCTTTCCCATAATCCGGCATATGTTTAAATCTTTCATATGCCTTATTGTCTCTGCGTCTTTCCATGTAGGCTTTTTGCCTATCGTCTCTCATCTGCTTTATGTGAGCATTTTGAGTACTGTCGTTATCCCATGCGTAAGTCATTAATCAATCACCTTTATGTACCTTTCATCAACGTAATTAACTTCATCAGCAAGGCATTGCGCCACCTTTGGCAATGTCAGACCGAATTGATTAAATTTATACAACGTGTCGATTAAGTCCCTAAATTCTGCGATAAACTCTTTAATTTCCCTAACCGACAATTTAAACATTAGTTTAAGTGCCGTACATGCTAAAACCATGTAGCTGTATGCCGTGTCATTTAAAAGCTGTCGTGTGTCATTTATCGTTAATGGATTGTTTCTCTGATAAATCCTAATCAACTGTTGCATTGGGATTAAATTAATCTCTTTCTGCACATCAATGCCGTATCTCACTTTCAAAAGTTCGGCAAGCGTTTTAGTTTTCATTTCATTTTCGGTCTGTGCCCTTTCAAGGTACTCATTTATGGTTCTTTCAAGCCTTACAATACGTTTATTGCCAAATCCATGATGTAAATACAGTACATAGTAGCCCAAATCCATGAAGTCTGTGAAAGACCGCCTTACGAGCTTTCTACGGCTATTGCTGTTTTTCAACGTAATTTTTTCTGATTTTGTCCATGTAAAATCCGGCTCTTTGTGCTTTTTCTTTGGTTTCAATTTGTTGCTCATATTTCTTCATTCTTTCTTCAAGTTCTCGTTTTGCCCTGATAAAACAGGCTTCGGTAGTTTCTTCTGTGACTTTTACAATCTCTTTACCGCGCCACCGGATAGTTATTTTTGCTTCCTTGCTATTTGTTTTATAAAACATTCGCAAGTCATATCTCCTTTGCAGTGGTCGGTAAAAATCGTAAAAATCTTTCAAGGCGTCCATTGCGGACTCCTTTCTTTTATCTTCTGCCGTGCCATGTTTGCCTTTTCACAAGTTGCATTCTTAACGTTCTTCTGATAGTGTATTTCGCAGACCTTATATCCGGGCTTTACCGGATTATCACAGAAAAAACATAGCCCTTGTTCGTATCTGCCGGTTCTTTCGGGCATTTTAACTCGTGCTCTTCTCATTGTTTCTCTGCAAAATGTACAAGTGGTATGTCCTGGGTCTGCTTTCCTTTTACGACAGCGTGTGCATATGCCGCTCTCCTTGTCTTTTTCGTATCGTGCTTTTCGCCATGCTTTTTGTCGCTCATTGTATTTTCCGACATCAGCAGCACGTATCTTTGACATGGCTTCGGCTGATTTTGCCCTACACTCAACACAACTTTTTTCATCACCATATAGCAAGTTTTTACCACATCTAGGGCAAACACCAACTGCCTGTAATTTTTTGTAAAGCTCTCGACCATATGCTGTACGTTTGCTGTTACATGCCGCGCAAACCACACCTTCTCTATCAAGTGGTTTTCCACAAAGCACGCAAAGGTTACTAGCTTTTCGTTCTTCATACCTTTGTCTTGAATACTTGTCTTTTATCATTTTTCGCTAGGAGTAAAGCCAGCTTTAATTGTGCGCACAAACCTCTTTACCTCCTATCTTTTCATCTGCTCGATACGTTCTTTAATTTCTTTTGGCATTGGAATACCTTTAATTGGCTTATTCTGGCTTTTATTATCTTCAAGCGATAATTTTATCGTCTGTTGATTTTTAGAACCGATTTGAGCCGAATACGAGCTTTTATTGGTACTTTCAATCAATGCCTGTATATCCTTTGGCATTTTTTGATATTCCTTTGCTCGATTAACAACTACCCTATAAGTTCTCATAAAGTTTGACTGCACTACGTTTTCAATGCTCTTACTGTCTGTCAGCGCCCAGTTCCTAAGATTATCAGGACTCCCGACAGCCTTTTGTACGAGTGGTGGTAGCTTGTTAAATTCTTCAACTGCGCCATAATAGCCATTTCGTAGTGCCTTGCTAACAAGCATCCATGCTTCCATTTCGTTAAGCTCCTGTGGAGATTGAACCTCATGCAGTTTGTTAATTAGCTGTCCGATGCTCGGTGCAAATCCGCTTGTATCGGAAAAAACATATGCTTTAAGTGCGACTGATACTTGTTCATAAGCGCAATTTTCCAACATCATATTCCACACATCTACTGTCTCTGATAAATTGCTCGGCTTGTAATTGGGGTAGCAATCACACATTATGCGGATAATTTTAACGGTCTCGTCTCTTGTCATTTCTCTACCTCACACATTATCCCAATCAATGGTGCCTTTGTTAGCTGAATGTGGCTCATTGTCCTTTAGTGCAAACAGTCCTTGCCAGCAATGGTCTACTGACTGATTAAGAATTTTAACAGCTAAATCATTATCGCCCTTTGAAAGTCTCTCTATAGTGTTCATAGCTCGGTGTAATGCCATGTCGGTACATATTGGCTTTTTTATTTTTTTTCGCATTGTCAGATATTCCTGAAAAGCACTCTCCAGCATTTCATCATCAGGGTAGTAGACAGTTTTCTTTTTAGATATTGATTTATCAATATCTTTTTCTTTTATATCCTTAACTATACTATTCTTATCTATACTTACCTTACCTATACTTACCTTACCTATACTTTCCTTACCTACGGATACATCTTGTATACATTTTGTATCCATTTTGTTTACATCAAGCGTATATGCCTTATTTTTCTTTAATCCCAACATTGATTTTTCTTCAACATAATCAGTAGGTCTGTATCTGTCAGCCTGTATGTAATTGTGCATTTTCCAATGCTTAATCACGATTACACCGCTTTCAAATAAGAGCACAAACGATTTTGCAAGTAAGAGTTTAAAATCATCATCGGAAGCACCACACATTCGCTGTATTTTCTTAGGATTATTAACAAATCCATCATCGTCAGCATTCATAGATAGGTGAAAATAAAGCATTTGAGTACTGCTTGGCATATCAAGAAAAGCGTCACTTTCAGTTATTTTCTTAGCAAACATTCTACGTTCTGCCATTTTTAATCTCCTATTTTCTTCAAATTTCGGTTGATGTATTTTAATCTTTTTCCTCGTACTTTATACGCTTCAAGTTGCGCCCCTGTTTGAATTTCACCCATTCTTCAATCTCAACATTTGTGACCGCAAAAATCTGCTTCAAAATTTCCAAACAGATAATTACATCTGCCATTTCCTCAACAAGATTGCTTCTGTCACCTATACCTCTAATTTCCTTGCTAATTGCCTGTGACAGCTCGGAAAGTTCTTCCATGCACACCACAGACTGCATTCCCTCGCCATAATGCTTTATGCTCTTGGAAACTATTGATTTATCAACATTAATATTCATTTTGCACCTACTTTCTTATCTCCAATTAGTCCCAATAGTTCCATCGGGATGGATAATAATATTTGAGTATCCATCTTTATAATCGTTGTTTCTCTGCTGCCACATATCTCCTAATGTTAATCTTGCATGTTTTCCCATATAGTCAAATGTTGCATATACAAAGAAATCACCGATTCTAAAGGTATGAATATCAATATCATCATCATTCTGTAAATCATTCCATATTTTTACAGGATAATCTTTCTTTTCAAGCCCACTTAAAAATCTGAACGAAAAATTATCAGCTTCCATTTTCATAAAATCTTTAATATGCTCAATCGTTGGATTTTCAACTACTGTTTGGACTGTGCAATTAGGGAAATCACTAGGGTTTTTATGCACATAATCGTTATAAGATAAGTTGATATGTGCTAATCCGTTAAGTTCCTTTGAATATCCAGTAGTATTGATTGAACAAAACACATTATTGCTATGCTTTTTGTATGTATCAATAAGTTCTGAAACATGATTAGGATATAACCCCGGCTCTCCGCCTGTAATTGTAAGCCTTGCGTTGGGATGCTCCGACAATATCTTTTTTAACGACTCAATCTGTGCCTTAAAATTATTATCGCCTTGCATAGGGTTCTTTCTCTCTAAGCAGAACGGACAGTTATAAGGGCATTCCTGTGTTAATATCAACTGTACATTTATTCGATAATATAAAGGTCTGCCAAGAGATGTTTTATCCGTTCTATTTGCAAGCCTATACTGTAAATCGTTTTGCATTTCAGCTCTTATATCGTCGTAAGAATTAAAATGCGGTATTTTGTGTAATTTACTGCTCATTCACTTTCACCTACTTTCAATAAATCCATAAATTTCTCATACTGTTTCTGCGATACCTTGTTATGCTCTTTTTCTGGCTTTAAGCGGATTGTAAGGTGTTTTCAGCGATAGAGGATAATTCCCTTGCTAATACCTTTTTGCCTTGCTGTATACCGTCTCTGTAGCCTTTAGAGGGCTTAAATTCATTTATCTTTTCCTTGCCCTCTCCTTGACCGCCGGCCGTCTTGTTATATCTGCACTGATAACCTCTTTTTGTGTATTCCAAAATCCAATATTGCTCCATTTCGTCAAGTTTGTCTTTCGGATAATACATAACATTCAACTTCCAACCATAAGGATTGTTTTCGCTATAAAATCCTCTTTTCTTGATTGATAAATCTATGTGCTGATAGCCTGTCAAGTGCGATATACTGCGTTCTAAGCAATCTACGCTCTGACCAATATAAAAGTACGATATTCCGTTTTCATCAGTTCTAGTGTAGAAATAAATGCCACTCTTACGTTTCATATCAGGGCAAACATCTAAGATACGCTTTTCGTTTTTGCTTTTGATTGCATATATTTGTCGCATATTACTCAATCGGTTCACACTCCTATTCCTTTACAAAATAAAATGTAATGCACAAAATAAAACATCTAAAAATCCAAATAAGATTGACAATACAAGCCATACAATGTCTTTCTTGATATTAAACTTGTCGCATTTTAACGCAAAAATCCAACTTAAAACCATAAATACAAACGCTAGTAATAAAAACACAGTATCATTCCTTTCTTTATATGAAATCGGTTATGCTCATCTGGTTATCTTTCTCAACCACAAGTATTTCTTTCTTTGCAATTTCAAAATAATGTGGGTCTAATTCAATTCCGATAAATTTTCTATCTGCTTTTATACAAGCAATTCCTGTGCTTCCTATCCCCATAAAAGGGTCTAAAACAACTTGCCCTTTATCCGAAGAATTTTCAATCAATATTTTCATTAGTTCAGCAGGTTTTTCTGTGTCATGTAGATTATTCCCACTTGCATCCTTTTTCTTTTTATTTGGGATAGACAATATATCACTTGTTCCGCAGTTGTTTATTTTTACTCCTTTTCCTTTTCGGAAAAACAAAATGTATTCAAATTGTGACATATAATACTGACCCATTATTTTGTTTCCCTTATCCCATATCAACGATTTAATAAAATGGAATCCATAAGTTTTAAGCCCTTGCTCTTTTTCCTTATCGGTTCTTAAATCAGTAAAAGCGTTTAGCATGTGTATAAGATTGACATGATTAGTCATAACATAACAATGGCCACCATCTTTAAGTATTCTGTAAAACTCTGATGCATATTCCGAGCAGTCAATGTTATTGTGCGTAAATACTATTCCTTTTTTATTTATTTCCTTTTGCAACATTCCACCACTGTTTCCAGCACTTCCTCTCGATGTTGTTGGATATGGTGGGTCTGTCGCTATTAAGTCAATGCTTTCGTTTGGAATCTTCTTAATAATGTTTAAGCAATCATCATTGAAAATATTTACATTCCTCTGTTCCATTTTTCAATCGGAGTAAAACCAGTTTTAATGTGCGCACAAACCTCTTACTCCTTTCATAATATTTAATTGTTTTGTTATCTTTAGTGAATTAGATGAATGGTAATTCCTCGTCAATACCATCAGGAATTGACATGAAGCCATCATCGGGTTTTGGCTGTGGCTCTGCACTGCTGCCACTTGAATTTTTACTGTCGCAAAATTCCAACTTAGATATGTTGCAATCGTTTGTGTAGACTGTGTTTCCGTCTTTATTCTTGTAACTGCCTGTTGTCCACTCACCGATAACTGCTATCTTTGAGCCTTTAAATACATGCTTCTCTACTGTTTCAGCAATCTTGCCAAAAGCCACGCAGTTAATAAAATTTGCCTTATCGTCTTTCTTTTTAAAATTTTTATCAACGGCAAGTGTAAACCTTGCTATTGCCATTGCATTTTCACCCTGTGTATATCTAATATCCGGATCGCGTGTCAATCGTCCTAAAAGTGTTACAATATTCATTATTTTTCTCCTGTCTGTTTAATTTTTAAAAAGGGCACTCATTAGGATTAGCAAGTAGCCATTCCTTATTACGCTCTGCAACATCTACATTTGCCCCATAAGCGACTTTTTTCATCTTCTCGATGAAACTATCTCTATCAGAATTTTCACTTGATAAATGGCACATTATGACATTCTGCAAGCTATCCGAATAATTTGCCTTAACAAAATCGCAAGCTGTGTCAATGCTTAAATGACCTCTGAAAACGTGATTAGCTTTGCCTGTGTTATCCCTGTCAATTAAATCCTTGTCATAATTCACACCTAAGAGAATGTGGTTTATGTCCTTAAACTTCCACTTGATTAGTTCACAATCGGTTATATAAAGCATTCTCCCCATTTCCTTGTGTGTAATCAGAAAGCCGAATATCGGACAAGGTGTTCCGTTTGCATTTGTGTGTGTCCAATTTCCGTCTATTGTTGTTAAATCAAAGGGTTTTACTGTAAATTCGCCCATATTCATTGACATATAATCAATCTTCAAATATGGTGCATAAATTGGTATTTCCATAGCCTTAAAATCGTTTAATGACTTTGAATGGTCTAGAGGTGGGTGTGACTTATAATCACACCCTTTATCCCCCTTATGTTCCAATCTAAGCCTTTCTTGATTTCCTTAATCGGTATTCCGCAATCAAGGATAAGTGTTTCTCCACTGTTGGAAGTTAGTAGATAACAATTTCCGGCTGACGATGAGCCTAAGCATTTAAGTTTCATTTGCTTATCCTCATAAGCGCTGGATTAACAACACCTTTTCCGTCATAGTCATACTCTTTATTGTGCCATTTTCTCAAATACTCTCCGTATTCCCAGCACTGCGAAAGAATACTAACTGCGCATCCGTACATAAATCCTGTTATGCCCTCTGTGTCTGCTTCACGGCTCAATCTGTCGGCATTATCAGCAAAACACTTCATAACATCATTGCTCTTGTCAATTTCTGCTTCTAACAGCTCAGCCCACCTTTCAGCATAAGTGAAGCAAGCTCTGCTGTATTCGTCACTATTCTTGTCGTACCAATCCTTGTATTCTTTTTCTTTGCCTTTAATAATTCTCATACTCACACCTCGTTTTCATCATCCTGTGGGAACTGAAAATATTCAAATTCTGTTAGTTCTTTGCTAATATCCACCATTATCTCCGCATTACTCATACTGCTTTCAGCATTGGCAAAAACTCTCCTAGCTTTTTCTGACATTAAACCCATTGCTAAGTTCCGCTTATAAGACGTCCTTAACATTTCCATAGCCTTAATTGTCTTTTCTTTACTCGAGTATCTGCCAATTATCGAAATCTCGCTATCTCCAGCAGACTGTATTGCTATGACATTTTCAATTCTTGGGTAAATGAAAATCGTGCTTATTTCATACGGAAAATCCATTGTTCCATCCTGTGAAATTACTCTCATATCAGTCCTCCTCGCTCTGCGTGAACGGCGGTAGTTCCTCTGACTGCTTGTCGGCTGTGTCGGTCGGCTCTACATCAATTATGTTGTCCTCGTCAAAATCTACTGTGTTTGCATTCTGCTCAATATCGTAGGCAACATCTTGTTCGAGCATTTCTTCGTGGCTGATTTCCTCGTAATCATCTTCTTTACCAAAACCGCTATGAGTATTGTTGATAGCTTTGAGAAGTCTATTTTTAACAGTTTTCATAGCCATTTGGTCTGCGAATTTCTGATGAACTCCGTTTCCGGTCTCCTTATATCCGTATCCCTGTTTCCAAGCGGTCTTTATCTGCGCCATAGTCATAACTTCTGCAATCTTCTCACCATTTCCCATAATCGCTACCGCATAAGCACCAACAATCTTGTCATTGTCGATATTCTCAAAGCTCTGTTCGTGGCAATCAATAATTGTCTTTGTGTCCTCTTTGTGGTACTTGAATACATCCCCTTTATAAATAACTGATGCATTAATGTCTTTAAGCCCATATCTTCTAGCAAGACAAGTTGCACCATAAACAGACGGCTGACAGCTTAATTTGCCCGCATAAGCGACTGGGTAACACTGCTTCTTTCTTATTGATAATCCGTCTGTTACCATTTCGATAAGTGCATTTTCAATACTTGCCCTTGTGCAACTCT